TACTCTTCCATTGCACTGGTAGAAGCTTTATACGCAGACTGGATTTCATCCATTTTGGAAGAAATATCTTCCATCTTCTGTGCGCCAGCAGCCAATGCGTCAACACCATTTGCAGAAGACTGAGCTACAATACCAACTTGAACAAGTGCTTGGACAAACGCATTCACACCGTTTGTGTCAGCAGAGAAGTCCATGTCAGTCAGAGCTTTACGAAGATTTGCGAGAGCTTGCGCTTGCTCGTCTGATAATCCTTCGTTTGTACCCCACAAGAGTTCATTCAGCTTACTTGCATCAAATCCATCAATCGTATCTTCCAGAGTTTGAACAGCAGAATTTACCTTATCGAAAGTAAAACTGACATCCATACTATTATTATTGTCATTCTGCCAAAAATCAACTGCTTGAAGTTTTCTACGAGCGTTTACATTCTCGTTAACGGCGTCCGTTGAGTCGTTATAAGAATCTACATCATCACGGAGAGCAGATTGTTCATCAAGCAAGAATTGATACAGACTATGATACGTTCCACCGGCAGCTCGTTCAGCCTCAGTTGTATTGTCAATGACATATTTTAAGGCTTTACCAACCTCGTTGTAATAGTCAACAACAGAATCCGCATCATTTAAATCGTCAGGTCCATAACCACCGAACTTGTTAAAGACATCAATGCCAGCATTTTTAATCTGGTCACCCATATCCATTTCAGGAGCCGACCAAACAGTAAGATAATGCGTCCGATTATTCTTCTTGGCTGTATCAACAAGCTTATCACCTTGAGCATCTTTGTTTTGGGTTAACTCATAACGAGATGCCTCCAACTGCTCCGCTGTAATATCCTGAAGTATACCAAGCTGTTCCTCATACTTGCCGTTTTGAAGGTCAAGTTTACCAAGTTTGTTTTCATCAAGCGTTCCTTGTTCTTTCGCAAGATCAAGAATCTCTGCCTGAATATCTTTTGCTTGGTCAAAGTCTTCTGTATCCCAACCAGACTTGTCGCCAAGTTCTTCATAAGCACTGACCAGATCCTTTAAAGAGGAAGTGGTGCTCTGCGCAGCATCGGCGGCTTCCTTAGATTTCGTTGCGACGTTTTGCACTCGTTGTGCCGCTTCCGTAATCTTCTTAGTCCCCCAAGAGACGAGCAATCCAATTCCAACACCCAACACAGCATTGAGCAATAAAGCTTTTGCGCGAAGGGCAAGTAGTTTAAGGGAAAAACCTTCAGTTGCTTCGCCTGCGGCTTCCTCATTTACTTTACTTTGTTTTAGTGATGTGATAAAATTGGAAATAGAAGGCTTTGCACCATTTAAAGATGCTTTGTAGTCATCTATCGCATTTTGTAACCACCCAAACCAGATTTTTATATCGCTCCAAGCCTTGTTGTGTACGCCATCTTCATCAGCAGTAAATAGGAAAGATAACATCGAAATTTTATCATTGAGGAGAGAAGAATGAATAAAATTCTATACTGCCCATGGTGTGATAGATACGCTAGAGAGCCATGGTATCATTGTCCATTTTGCCACAGCCAAACAATTTATATTAAAGCATGGGAGAAAAAATCAGAAGAAAATAAAAAAGAGTGGCTTGAGAAATTTCCAAAAGTTGACCCACCAAGACCAACAAAAGACAAATCACTACTTCGTGAGGCGGAAAAATTCGACAAACAAACCCGCGCTCAACTTGAAGAAGAAGCTCGCCTCGCTCAGTACAAGCCAACTTGCCCAATATGCCATTGTCCTGATTTGGAGAAAATCTCCGGCTTTGACAAGACTGTGAATATAGCGGTTTGGGGCGTATGGTCGAGAAAGGCACATAAGCAGTTTAAATGCAAAGCATGTGGATACGAATTCTAAAGGAGAATAAAAATGCTTCAAAGAACAACAAACGGTGTCCCTCAGAAAGATTTTTGTCTTCATTCTCCTGCTAGTGCAGAATTCAACGGAAAGGAAGTTCGTGGACTAACAGCTTATTGGGATACTGGAAGCTCCGTATGTTGCATCGCAAGAGAAATTGCCAACAAACTTGGCTTACCCATCATGCCAACTCAACAAGAGGTTAAATCAATCACAAATTCTAAAATGGCTGACATTACAGTCTGCACATTGAAAATTGGCTATGGCGATGACATAATTCTTCCCAATACATTGTTTTGTGTTATGGACCCAGAAGATTTTGAATATGAACTTCTTATCGGTCAAGATGTTATAGGGTATGGAGAACTACACACTAAATACAATCCAGCAATGGAACGGATTAGACTTGAGTTTGAGATTGACCCTTCTGTGATTCCAGACCCTGAGATTTAAGTATAGCCTTCCATTGTAAAAAAATTCGTTTCCGTTCTTCCTGAGTAAACGGAGGCATCTTCCGTACTCTAACGGAAATAATGTTAAAATCGTTCATTTGAATACCTCCGATACAAAAGTGAAGCGTGTAACATTTTAGCGGTTGAAGATGGTAGAATTTACTGGATTTCGTCACCTGACTGCTTAGAGTGATAAGGCTTTTGATATCTAACGAATACTTCGTCCATTTTATGTGGAAGATTTTCCATGATGGACTTCGCTAAGTTGTCTACACTACCAATAGGTTCTCGCTGTCCCTTGATATAGTCAAGAAGGGCAGTGAGTTCTTTTGCGTCAATTTCAATTTTCATAATATAAGAAATCCTTTCCCCAGCGAATTAAAAAATGAAGGTGTTTTGGATGTCATTAGTGATGGCTATCGCAAACAAAGAAGGAATCGTTGTATCTGCGGACTGGCGACTCATACGTCATAGAACAGACAATCCGTTTATCGCTATGCCGTCCGACCATAGCCAGAAAGCGTATATTACAGATACAAACCATGTCGTTGCGTTCACCGGCAATGCTAGACTTGACACAGGCGAATTTCTAAACGACGTTATCCTTCATACACTTAAAATTACGTCAGCTCAAAAGATGCCTATCCAAGAAGAGCTTGGATTCTTGCTAAATGTGCTGGTGCAGAAAACTGGGAATAGCACTGTTTATTTAATCGAATGTGGCATCGAGAATGGCGAAAATGTGATACTTAGAGCAGATACAGGCCATAACAAAATTCAACCGAATACATTGGACGATATTGGTTATGCAGCTAGTGGTGAGCATAAACTTTATCAATCAAAACTCATCAAGCTTGGAGATAATATCCATACACTTAAACTACAAGAAATGGTTGAATTCCTTCAGGGCACAAACTACGAAATAGCCGAAATTGACAGTTTAGTAAGCCCCAAATGCGATATTATTACAGTTACTTCCGAAGGCGCACAACGTTTATATACACCTGAACGCTACGGGTGGATTGTCGATCCATGAAAAAAATTCACTGACAGAAGTGAATTGAATCAGTTCTTCTTTTTGAGATTCGTAATTCCATACCTCTGCATAAGCAATCGTATCTGCGTTTAATGGAAGGTTGGTTCTTGCCCATTCAGGATTAACTGTTCCAAACATAGACAAGTTCTCCTGATAAGGTTTTCTTTTTCCACATTGATAAGAAAGCAAGTGACTCACCTCCAACAAAAGAAACACATGATTAGGAAGCCCGGCAAACAATTCAAGTGTAAGAATTGTGGGTATGAGTGGTAAGCCGTAGCTAACTAAAATGACATAAATAAAACACCTAGAAGCATGTAGCTTTTAGGTGTTCTTGCACTTGGATATAATAAAAGCTCCCTGTCACATAGACAAGGAGCAAAATTTCTTAAAAACGGGTTCGACTGATTGTTTACTCGTCCGATTAACTGTCTACACAGTCAGTCATCTGAAATGGCATACTAGAGTTCACTAGCGCCTCGCAACCACAATCCCATCCTATTCTGGATTTAATGTATCATACAAAAGATTATAGTCCTTTTGTAAGTCGGCATACTTTTTCTTTATACTATCAAGCTCTAATTGCCTTATTTCAGCTTCGGAAACCGGTCGTTTAAACCAAACTTTTCCGCCATATCCTTCACTGTCAGTAAGATTATGATGCGGATCAAGCCAAACAACATAGAATACAGAATGTTCTATTCCATTAACAATAAATCCAATTACTCTGCCCTTTGACTTGTTAATTCTGAACTGCCAATATTCATGTTGTTCATCACCATCTGGAGCAGAAGCATTTGTTTTGCTCCAATCAATCGGATGTAAATCATGTAACGAAGTTCTAATTTCTGGAATCTTTTTATTGCTAACACTTTTTAGGCAATCGAGCAGATCAAGAAACCACGCACCGCCAACTGTTTTATCTTCCGCATCTCCACCAAGATTAAATAAATCATGATTTCTATCAAAGCAAGCAAAAGAAAAAGTTAAACTATTTTGTTCAGCTTTGGCTCCATTATGTGGAAATACTTCCGTTTTTACTTCCGTGCATTTTGGTACGGGAAGTTTGAATTTAGTCTGCCTGTCCTTGCTCATAAAGTGCTTTGTAAAAATCCCTCATTGCTTTATAAGTGATTACTTCCGTACCGGGTTCCCAAGGCTCAAGACCTTTGCGAGCATTCTGCCACGGAGTTTCAGAATGAGTTGAAGCTTCAAGCTGATCGCCGTCGTATGGTCCATAAGTGCTATATACGGAATCAAGAATGTTCAGAACACGTTCGTTTAGAATACCCTCGTTAAAATCAACTTTAGGAATAGGCTCCCACCCATAACAAGAATATCGATGGTAGAGATCAGGAATTACAGGACCGTGAACCCATGCCTGAATTTCATTTTCAAACAAAGGACCATCGTCGTAAAGAGCACAGTACCATGCCTGTGCATAATAGCAAAGCTTTTGAAGCTTCTTGTGCGTCATTGATTCTTTACTAAGAAACCAGTCAGACACTTGATTTAGCAGTACCATGCTTACACCTTCCTTCTTTCACTCATAGTATACGCTAAAACACAATCAATAGCAATGGACTTTTCGTGAACATTTAAAACACCCGGCCTCCCTGCAGTAGGGAAGTCGGGCTTGTTCATTATGATGATACCTTATTTTAGAAGTTCAGCGATTTCTTCAGCAGTCATGCCATTTGCCAGTGCCTTCTTTACAAGATCGACAGCTTCTTTTTCAGCAGCGGCCTCGGCAGCTTTCTTGTCAGCTTCATCCTTCTTTTCAGCAAGATGAGCCAACTCTTTATCCAACTTTTTGATTTCAGCTTTCTTGGATTTCAGATCAGCCTTTAAAGAATCGATATTAGCCGCGATAGAAGTAACCTCTGCATTCAACGAATCTTTTGCGGACTGCTTTTCATCGATCAGTGCGGCATAATCGACAGAAGCCGTTGCAATCATGGTAACCTTGTTTTTGCTTCCTTTAGGTCTCGGCATGATAAATACCTCCGTAAAATGAATTTATACGATTATATTTTCATTATAGCCGCCACTGCGTCAGCTGTCAATATGAATCATGTCGAATTATATTTTTGAATATTTTTCTCTTGTTTATATCGCGCTAGAGAAAAGCGCGTCTCCTCGTTTCCACCTACTTCTTTAAGTCGTCTGGTTACGTCTGAGGTGGACTTCTGAACTTTCGTCCAGAACTGACTATCCTTCCAGTGGTTGCTCACTGACCCTTTTTAGTCGATGAACCTTCCACCCTCCTACATTATATAATAGGGGAGTGGATCGGCTGCTGACCGCCCATTGTAAACGCTACTTAGCACTCGATTATTACCATATTTTAACAATACGATAAAACCGAGCTTTTATCTCAGCATATAGCATCCATATCCTTGTTTCTATCTTTCGATTCCTACATTATATAATAATGATAGGCGATATGGCTCTTAGGGTTTCCCAGCACTCTAGGGACTATTTTATTTTTACATGGTGCCGCATCCTATATTATCAAACGCAACAAATATAAGAGGGCATATTAACTTTACCCGCACCATTTTTAAGCTTTCCGCTCATCTGCAATAAAGACAGCACGCCAGAAATGGCAGCTGTCAGAGTGGGTAATGCACCAGCGGCTTTAACTGCACCATCAGCAATGTCAACAGAAGCAGTCGCGAAGTCTACAAAGAATTTAATCAAAGAACTGTCAAGCAAATCCTGACTCAGTTGCTGGAACGCGCTATCGAGTTGTGCGAGTTTGCCAGTTATACTGGAAAGGTAGACTTCGTTCTCTTTTGCGGCTGAACCTGCACTGTTAGCCGCATCCTTCATAGATTTTTCAGCAATTTCAAATTGGCTCAATACAGCTGCCACCGCATTCGCATTACGCTTTCCGCCAAGCATTTCAGTAACATTCGCACGAGTAACATCAGACAGGCTTCCCCAAACCTCAGAGATTTCTTTCAAAATATCGTACGTGCTCTTGAACTGTGTACCAGCAGCGTCCTTCATGATATCAACGCCAGTAAGCTGTTTTAATTCAGAACGAAGCTCAGAAACAGAGTTAGCACATCCATCCGAAGACTCACCCATATTTTCGAGATCCGTTTTGGCTGCACGCAAATACATACTGACGGTTTTTAGTGTTTGTCCGGTAGATTCTGCGTTTTGAGTAACAGAATTCATCGCAACACCAAGCGAGATCGCCTGGCTTAAATCATTTCCAGCTTCGTGGAGGGCAGCTCCGCTACGAGTTAAAATCTCAGAAATATCAGAGGCACTTGCGGGTTCGTTATTAGCGACCTCGTTAATCAGGTCGGCTACCTTTTGAGCATCATCCGCCGCAAGGTCAAATCCTTTTAAAATCGAAATCATGTAAGACGAAGCGTCCGCAATATTTTCGATTCCATCACCTACGTTAGCAAATAATGTGCTGACACGAGCAAGCTCTTCTGCGTCTGGTAAGCCATAACCCAAACGAGCCCAATCTGCGGTTGCACTTACATAATCAGAAATGGATGCACCGAGGTCACGAGATGTTTTTGCTGCCCTATCAGAAAACTGAGAGTACGCTTCCGTGCTTTCTGTTGTAACTTTCTTGAGCTCCACCATGGCGTCGTCTATGTCTACGACATTATTATAAACCTCTCGCAGACCTTGTTTGACCATAGCCACGCCAGCCATAGCGATAGCAGTCTGGAAGTGCTCCTTAAACAGACGAGACAGTTTTTGACTAAGAGTTTCTGTAGTGGCCCCACATCTGCTGGCCTCAACCTCAAGGTTTGATAGTCTTGCACTAAGATCAGTAACATCGCCTTCACAGCCAGCAGCAGAAGCTTTTATTCCGTTTAAACTATCAATTAGATAAGAATATTTACTTTTATTTGCAATAGAGTCTTCTAACTTCGTTGCACGTTCATAAACACTCTTAAACTTCGTCATATCAACATTGGCTTGATTTATATCTCTAAAATCAAATCCAAGTTCTTTTAAATGTTGACTTGTAGAATCAATAGTTGTATCAAGAGTCTTGCATTTTTTATCAAAGTCTTGAATTGCTTTCCCTGGTGTAGTGTTCTCAATAGAAGCAAGCTGGTCTCGCAACTCTTTTAACTTTCCAGAAGTTTTTCCAGTTCCATCTTCTCCATATAAATACTTTTTGATATTATCATTTTTATAGTTGGAGTTATTCTTAGAATAGTTTTCAAGAGACTGAATCTTTTTTTGATATTTTTCATACTCGGATTCTTGAGATATGAGAGTCTTTTTTAAATCATCTGCAATTTCTTGATTTTGTTTTTTTAGTTCTTTTGCAACCGAATCAGCGCCTTTTGCAGTATTCCTGTCAGCATTGAATTTTCCGGTTTTTTCGATATCCTCAAGCTTTAACTTTTGAGATTCAGTAATTACATCTTTTGTTTTTGTCTTGAGTTTATCCATCTCATCGTTGATTGCGCTCAATCTAGTCTGTACCGCTTTCAACTCAGATGATTTGTTCCCATTAGCAATTAACGATGCTTCATCTGCCTTTAACTTTGCTTGACGATTTGCAAGGCTGAAAAGGCGAGAGATATCACTTTTTGAAGTGTCTTGTGTCTTCGTAGATCCAGACTTCCCGGTATCAACCTTAACTGTCTGCTTTGCCGCAGACTGCATAGCCTTTTTAAGCTGTGCAGTAACTTTACTCTGGTCAATCTTGACATCAAGTGTAACCTTTGGAGTTTTTAGCTTTCCGCTCTTGACTACCTTATCAAGCGCATCATTTATATTACGGATAGTGTCGTTTTGATTTACTCCAAAAGCAATTTTTACTGGTTTTTCTTTATAATGCTCCTTAACAGAATTAAATTGCTTATCTAACTCTGCTTTATTTGTGTCAATAACAACCTTGACCTTAATGGCTGTTACGGCAGAAGACTCTGTGCCAGTATTTTCTTTTTCATCCATACTGTTGGTCACCTCTCTTTTCCATTTTCAACAATTCCTTTCAAAATAAAAAAGAGAAGCGGCCAGCTTCTTCAAGCCAGCCTCCTCTCATTCAAATTTTCCAAATAAATTGTGGGTTACAATTCATGTAATGCGGTTTTTACGAGCATAGCCGCTTCAACTTGTACTTTTGAAATAAATGGACGCGCAGGACGCTTTGGTTTATTTTCATTCGGTCGTCCCATTCGATTCCACTCTGCAATGTCCATCCACAAGCCATGCTCAATCCAATTAGCAAACATTGTTCCTTCTAAGGCTGCATTATCTCCTTCTCTGAATGGTGTTTTACACCACGATTCCTGCGGTCTTGCAATATCCTTTATCGTCATGGTCACAACATTATTGTCAGTAGTAACGCTACTTACGATATTTTTTTTGCTTTCGATTCCGTCAGACCGTCCACTCTTCGAGTGTACGTTTTCTGCAATGCTCGCTTGTAGTCTCGTTTCAATTTCCGGCGCAACACCTTCAAGGATGTCTTGAACGCCGCTAACCACACCGGCCAGTAAATCATCAAAGTTCGTATACGAAGAAGCATGACTTCCCATTCATTCCACCTCAAATTTCAAACCGATCCTTTGCAGACTGAATCTTTGTCGTATCCTTCTTGATGTAATACTTGTTGGTCACATCCGTGCCAGCATGATTGAGCAGGGAAGAGACATCTTCCAGACTCATACCCGCATTCTTCAGCAGGGTAGCGCCACTGTGCCGAAAATCGTGCGGATGCAGTGTAGGCTCATCAATCATCTCACCAATCTTCTTACACCAATCACCAGCCGTGCTTGAAGTAATCGGCATCCATGCACCATTGATTTTGGTGCCAACAAACACATAGCCGCCATCCTCGATACCATGTTCGGTACGGTATTCCTTCAGCTCTTTCAAAAGCTCAGAAACTTCCTTGCTGAACATCAGGTCAACAATTTTGCCTTCTTTTTCCAGAACGTCATGTACCATACGATTCTCATAATCGATAGACTTCCAGAGTGTATTCCGCACAGCGTTAACACGAGCCATGGTGGATAGCGAGAATAAGGCGTACAGACGTAACGTCATCGTATTATCCTTCATATGAACGGTGGTCGCAGATTCAACCAGAGCGTTCAGCTTCTCTCGCATCAACTTAACCTCATCAGGCGTAAGGTATGTCTGCTTCACAACAGCCACGTCCTTGGTCGGTCGGTCAATGAACTCCATCGGATTCTCTTTGATGATTTTCTTCTTGCGAAGATACCGATACAGTGCAGAAATCGTGCTCATACGTCGCTTCATACGAGCAGAGTTATTTCCATGCTTCTTACAGTAGAACAGAAATTCCTCAATATCCTCTTCTTCAAGTTCTGTCACAGGGGCATTTCCCTGATTGTCCAAAACATAAATCATCCACTGCTTGAAATCCGATTCATAATTGTAAACAGTAGACGGGCTGAGATCACGGATGCCCATATCAGTCTCATATCTATCCCAGTATTTCAAAGACACTTGGTTTACGTTCTTGAACTTCTCAGCATCCCATAACTTCAGCGGTTTACTTCTTGTAGCCATATTAAAATTCCCTCCAACCCACCTCTAAAAGTGTTTATTCCTTTTTATCTTTTGCCAGCACAGCAGAGATCTCCTGCTTATTGTCCAGCAGGGCAGAAGTTACTTCAGAAAACTTTTCAACATCAAAGTCTTTCAAGTTACCCTTCACATCATTCAAATAGTTCTCCATAAAGTCAACGAAATCAGAAATAGGGTCAGGCTTCTTAATAATCTCGTTGAGCTTGCCACAGAGACCAAGAACAAGCCATTCCTTATGAGAACGGTCAATCTGCTCGTGGACAGCCTTCTCCAGAGAATCGTACTGATCCCAGAATGCAGAAGTATCACAACCAGCCTTGTTAATCTTGAAGTTAAAAGACTCGTAAGCAATACGCGGCCACTCACTCTGCGGCTCACTACGATAATCATAATCCGCAAAATACTTTAGAACGGTTAGCCGAAACACCACATCAAGCAGTGCGGGCTGATAATCACCGTCAATAGTACATGCCTTAACTACTTCATCAAGAAACTCATTTCGCTCCTGAAAATTTAAAACCTTCATTTTATCTCCCTTTCGTCTGTGCTTGCTTTAATTTCTTTCGCTCTTTTCGAGCTTTTTTAAGGTCGTCGTAATCGACCCAGCCTCCATCAATTTTGGAGTATGTGATCCAGCGGTAGTCTACGTCAGGATAATGGAACCAGAACATCTTGCGCTTCATCAGCGCAACACTGTCAGCAAAACCCTTCGTGTCAATTACCTGTTTACTGCCATCACTGTATGTAAGCTCATAGTCTGCCACATAATCGATTTTTCTTACAGCTACATCCTTGCCGTCCTTATCGACCCGGCGGAACGCTTCCTGTAATACAAAAGGAACCTGTTTACGGCACTCTACGATTTCACCGTTTTCCAGCCCAGGTAATACAATATCCCGATAGAACATCATCTCGGCACGGCTATCATAAACCACACCATCATAGGTTCTATCTGCTGGATTTTTGCTTACATTAAACTTTGTTCTGTTCTTTTTCTCCATAAAACCACCACGAAAAACGAAGGGGCGGTTATGCCCGCCCCTTACGATTTGATGTTTTCTTAACTACCGGCTTCACGGGCGTTTCATCTTTTACATCACTAGATGATTTGACTTCGGCCTCTACAGGCTCATCCATGATCTCATGGAAAATATCACGAACAGCCGGGATAAAAGTTTCTACCTCGGCTTCCGTAACATTCTTATACTTGCGCATCAAAAGAGTAGTCAGGTCTGCTTTTGCAGTCTCTTTTGAAATAATTCTCTGACGATACTGGTTTACGGCAGTCCACACAAGAAAGTGCGGCTCAGTATCGCAAATCATCCGCCAAGGATTAAGACGCGCATCCTGCTCGCAATGCGGGCAAACCGGATATTCTTTTCCGCAAGTACGGCACCAATTCAGATTTGCCATTAGGCAGCAGCAGTCTCAATACGGAACAGGCGCTTGTCTTCAGAGCAGTATTCCTGAGTAGCGCTAATCTTGACCGGATGAGCCAGCTCATTAGTGAAAGTCATATCGATAGCATTATCCATCTTGGCATTCGGGAAGATGATACGCATCAGCTTCTTGTTTGCCTTATCACAGGGATTGTAGCAGAATGCCTCAATCACGAACTCGCCCTCGGTAGAGAACTTATCGGCGCTATCATTGATAGCAATACCCTCCTCGCTCTCGTACTGATACTTCACAACAAAGCGGTCGCCAGCCTTCAGATCTGCACCAGTAGGCAGAGTGACCTCAGTACCAGTAACAGAGAACTGAGACTCTGCGGTCTCACCCAGCTCAAAGGTCTTCAGTGCATTACCCTGACCATCGACCAGATCGATGTATTTAAAGGGGGCATTTGCAACAGCAGTCTTGGGGGTATGGGTCAGAGTCAGCTTCTTGCCGTCAGCAGAAGTCAGGTACTCAACAGTGGTAAAGACCTGCTTTGCCTCAGAGGAAGCAACCTCCTTCTTGGAGCCCATCTGCTCTGCCAGAGCACCCAGATGCATCAGAGCATTAGACCAATCTGCCTCTGCAGTCTTGCTCTTATCGAATGCCATGATGTTAACGCCCTGTGCATCCTGAGCGTAAACGGTCTCGCCGCCCAGAGTCAGCTTAAAATCCTTGACCTGATTCATAGTCCACAGACGCTTACCGTTCAGGTCATACTCATGAATGCGATGAACGCGGTCGATAACGACCTCATTGAAATTAAAATCACTCATAATTTTCTTCCTTTCAATTTATTTGGATAAAATAAAAGAGCAAGGCCAATCAATCAACCTTGCTCATCCAATCCAGTTGTGCTTTTGGAATCTTTCCAAATTCCACGGTGCCGGCGTAAACGCCATGCATCGTATTGTCATAACTTTTTATTTGCTGAATCTTTCTTACATGATTCATAAATACACTCATAGGGTAATCCATAGCCTTGAAGTAATCTGCTTTAAAGCCAGACGAACACGCCATCGAGAGCACAAGCTCCGCAAGATGTGGTTCGTAACGCTTTATTTTCTGATACTCCAAGTTATCTCTGGCTTCCTCTATCATTGCAATTCTCGTTGGTTCGTCAGCAGCAAATTCAGAATGCTTTTCAATTCCATTTGCGGCACATAAGTACTGAGAAATTGTTTCATACACTACATGATCAATACGAGTATCCGTAAGTCTGTTGTGTAAGACAATCTCACCACTTATGTTATCTTTTGCCATCATAAACCCAGAAGTGTCCATATCGCCAAGTAAAATAGACATATCCTGATTTTTATTGCCTATAAAAAGTTGCCGGAACATTTCAAAGTCCGAAACCTTCTGCCAATCAACCCCAACAGAGTCGAGCTGTGCTTTATAATCGCTTGATGTAGAACAGAATAAGTAAACCAACTGAAAATACTTTTGCTCACCATAATCGATAATATCACCAACAGATGGCATGTGAATCGTAATTTTGTCATTGATTTTGAAATCTTTTCCACGCATCAAACTTGGCTCATACAGTTCTCGGAGTTCCATCAACCACACCCCACAAGGTCATCCAGATCCTGCGTCTTGTACGTCATGATTCTCACACGATGGTGTAAATCCATGTTATCCTCGATGTTGGATGTGATTTTAAGTTGCTTAATTCCAAAAATTGTACTGCCGTGTAGTTCTTTTTCCACAAGTCCACTCAGATAGTCAACTCGTGTTGCACCGCCATGACCTTTCATCTTCATCAACGCTTGGTTTACAATAACCCACACAGTAAGAGTGAAGTTTTCATACCAGTCATTGACATTGCTGCGGTCAGTCATATTTACCTTAAAACAAATATAGCTGTGTGCTGCCTCAATCGTGTCGGGAATATGAAAGTATGGGAAGATGTAGGTGTAAATTGCCTCATCAGGCTCTTCAATATCGTCATTACCCATTGCTTCAACAAGTCCGTCCGTATTAACCAACTTTAAAGCCAATTTGTTTTTGTAGTCAGTAATCAATTCACTCGTTGTCACAGCAAACTCACCACCTTACATTCAATGGATGTATTTGCCGTATCATCTGCATTTGTCAGAGAAATCCTAACAGTTGCGCCATCCATGATACTATTATTCAAAATACGAATTTTGAAAACACCATCTGTAGCAACCTGTGTTTCAACAAAGCTCTTGAACTCATCAAGACAAATAAAACTCCACTTTGCAACTTCCGTAACCTCTTCGCCCGTAATGCTTGTGAACACCGGAGTGAATCTCTTCCAAGAGCCACCAACACGAACTTCCGGCTTGCCTGCGTACTTAATAGTAGCTGTTACCTGAGAATCCGCATCCGGCTCATCACTCTTATTGGGCTCAAAATAATCACAAATCATCTTCTCGGCATTATCCGTCTTACTGTTATACTGATCCTGCCGGATATTCAACACAAGGAACCCCTGTGTCTTACCATGCAGTTCGTAACGCTCTGTACTCTGATCAACAGAAGTCGTAACATACGTTTTCGGCTCGCCATTGATAATTTCCAACATAAAGCGCTTATCAAGGTCAATCAGTGCAGTCTCGTCATCAAAAGGCATCTGCACCTTATACTCACGTTGACTTAGCGAAGTCACAATAAGTTCTTTGTTATTTGCGTAATAAGGTTTACTAAGCGTTGCCCAACGAGAGACTATCTCACCAGTAATCGGATTTTGCCATTGAATCTGGCGGTTACACAACTCCATCTTACCACGAAGAAAAATTTCATCGTTTGGTTCAATCTCAGTTACCAGCCATTTGCAGTTGTAACAGTCAACAATATCACCAAGATTTAAAGAATCGCCAGGATAAGCCTAGATTTTCTTTTCCTTAGCAATACTATTACTGCGACTAACAACCAGCTTCTGAGGTAAACCATTCACAAGAGTATTATCCTCGTAATCAACGCTATCTTTAAAGTGTGCGGCAAAATCTCGCTTTGCAAAAGCAATTTTGACATCCTTTTTGTTAGACATTTTTGCGGCACCGCCAACAGCTCGTGCCCTTGTATAAAAGTCCATCGGTACACCTCCTTACTCAGAGTAGGAAGCGTATGTATCGTAGTCGATGGTCTTACGCTTACGGGTCGAGCGGTCTTTTGCCATATAGTTATCTAACATCGTCATATTCTCCTCGTGAATGTCTTTCACAAGAGCACGAATACTTGTGCGCTCATTGGCAGGGGAGAATACCTGTAAACTCGTAGGAAGGTCCTGTGCGCTAAATGCTTTCAACTTTCCAAACTCACGCTTAAAATGTTGCTCCAACATCAAATGCGCTAACATATCAATCTCATCGAATGTGAGATCTGAATTAAACTCTTCTAGTTCTGAATCGTAATCATCGAAACTAAAATCCTCTTCCGGTTCAATGTTTCTGGTAATCACAGAAAGTGACTCCATCAAATAACTTTTTGCACGGTCATGTACAAGATCTCGCACTTCATTCTCGCTCAGGTCAAAATACTGAAAGAAATTACTATCAGTTTCGACCAGCTCGTAGAACTTGTCGTATATTTCCGAAAATGCGGTCACATTATCCCTCCAATCTTACTCGGCGGGAACAACCTCCGCCTTTTCTGCCTCTGCCTTCTTACGGCCACGCTTGACAGTAGTCTTTTCTACAGAATTATCCAGTGCAACAGTCTGTGCGCCTGCCATCATAGCCTGCATCTGTGCCATCATAGCCTGCATCTGCTTCTGCATTTCAGCCATCTGATTCTTTGCAGTTTCAAGTTCGGCCTGAACATTATCAGCAGACTTGGTCGCAGATACGACAGACAGCTCACTGTTACGCTTTCCAGCACGGAGCTCCTTATAACGCTCGTCAATCAGGCGCTTGACCTTGGTAGACAGATCTTCACCGGCATTGGTCATACGATAAAAGCGACCACGAATACGCTCAAACTGAGCACCATCCTTAATGTCAATCATACGCTGAAGATTCTCGACAGTGGGATTTAGAATCACATTGTCGATATCTTCAATGAATAGAACATCGTCGCCCTTAATGCCAATAGCCTTAAAGATTTCATTCTGCTCTTCAGGGCGAAAACGCAGAACACCATTCTTGAACGCAGAACAAGTGCTGTTCATATACATAATCTCCTCCGGCGGAATAGGAATCACACAAGGCTCTTCCACACTACCGGGCTCGAAAGTATAACCCTTGCCGTTCAGTGACGAAATGGTAACCACGTTATCGTCACAGTTCAGAACGTCAATAAACTTCTTTTCCATCACGGAACTCATAATTTGTCTCCTTTTCTATAAAAGCGGAGACCGCAAAGTCCCCGCTCAAATTTGCCTTTGGTAAAAATTACTGCAGAACAATCTTAGCAACGCGCTCGATATGATCAATGCTATAGCCAAAGGTAAAGTCCTTGACCATCAGATGGATCTTTTCGTTGTTGTTGTCGTGATCCTCGTAAGTATGAGTCTCACCCTTCATGTCAAGTCTTCCGATCTTGCCCGCAATACCATAAATACGTTTCCAAAATTTTTAAGAAAAATGTTTATCTAAAATATTTTCTACATTATCAAAATCTGTGTAGGGAATTCTGATAAGTTTGATTCCATTACGATTACAATATTCTGTTTTTAAAGAATCTTTCTTTTGCTGACTTTTATATGTACTAATAGAGTCGGATTCGGTTACACTCTTGCTAAACCTAACAGGCATAAAATGTTGTTGCCCGTCGTATTCAATGCAAGTGTTTTTTGATGGTATATAGAAATCAAAAGGAAGCTGCCGTTCATTTTTACAATCTTTAAAACGGTATTCTCGTATGTAATCAATGCCATGACTATCGAGATAATTGCATACTTTTTCTTCACCATGAGAAGAACAACACTTTGGACATCCATGCCCGCCAAGAACTGAATTGACAGCTGTTGACCATTTGTAACCACATTTCTTACATTTAAAATTTGCATGAGATAATATATTTTTATATCCGCTCAAATACTCAACACTTGGAGAAACCGTTCTTAGTCGTTCTATCATTTCAGACTCTAAAATATGTGCTCTCCCAGCACATTTTGGACAACCAGAATTTTTATTATTAAGTATCGTATCAGGAATTGCGGCCCAATGGTAACCGCAAACATCACATGCAAAATCCACTTTCACAGCAACACGGACATATTTTGAAAGAACATGAATAGTAGGAAATCGTTCACGCATTTCTTTTAAGAATTCATCTTCCGTTCGTCTGTTTGCAATCCGTCGATAACATTCTGGACACCCATGTCCATCAAGCAATGTATGAGGTATGCCATTCCACTCATGCCCATCAAGTTTACAACGACAATGCACTCTCGCATTGTTTGTTGTGTATTCAGATAACAACTCAATATTAGGATTTACTTCAAACAGCTCCGTGGAAAATTGTATTGGCGACTTTCTTTTTTCTGCTCCACGTTTAGAGGCAACACATGCTTGACACCCACGATTATCAAGCAACATTCTTGCCTGTACTTCACGTACATCACCGCATACTTTACATTTCCTAGTAATCTTTTTTCGAAGACCATTATATTCGGATAAAATTTCAAAATTTGGGTTTACATCAAACACTTCTTTTTTGAAGTCTTCTGTCGTTCTCATTGGTGTCATCCATGCTACCTCCTTTCTTGCAAAATAAAAGCCAGACATTCTACACAACATCTGGTCAAATTAAATATTAGATAAACATTATACCGGACGCTACTCCGTTCTTGTTGCATCTAGCAACCTCGTATTTTCATACGAGTGAAGACTATATCTTCACCCAGTAAAAACTGGGGCACACCACTTCGAATGCCAAACACTTGCATCCTAACCGCTCCCACGCGGATAGTCGTTGAACCTTCTCCTTTTCGGAGCTTGGTTGCTGATTGCCCATTATTTTTAATGTTTAGGTTTTAACCATGCATCATCTACAATTTTCTTTCTACTTTCGCAACCATCCATCTAGGTATATTTCATCCTTCTGTTTTGGTAATTGTAGTTTTAGGGTTTTCCAGCAATTCAATGTGTATTTGTTATCGTGACTTACATCACGACTGGACTATATTACGTAAATTTACATAAATTTAATCCGGGATCAGCAGTGAACCATCACCCAGCTTCTTAGCAGAACTAATACCAGTGATAGCAACACCATCATAAGTCTTAACCAGACCATAACGATTGAACTCGTCCTTAGCTGCGTCAGACAGATACTCAGCGTAACCTGTCATACGACGCATCTTAGCACAATACTTCATCAGGCTGACAGTGAATGGATTACCACCATCTGCGTACTCATTCAGATACAGAGCCAGAGCGTCCATGTCCTGCATAGTGGGCTCCTTGCCCTGTGCATCGATCTTCTGCTCACCACCAGTGATAGCGTCATCAACCATGCTGAAAATGTCATAGAACATCTGGTTCTTCAGAGCCTCAGTCATAAAGGTGGTCAGAGTTGCCACACTCTTCCAAGCATTACGTCTTACTTCCACAAAGCTAAGATCAGCCTCAATCTGCTTATTACGCCAGACGGGCTTAATGGTCTCGTAGTGCAGGTAAGACTTCGGCACGTTGCCACCCTTAGCTGCATCATAAGCCTTCAGAGTATTCTTAACAGTACGACCTGCCTCGTAGTCATCAAACTCACCAACATTACCACGCTCAAACATGGAGTCCAGAAGCTCGTCAGGCGCACCATACAGCTCATCAGTCACGGTGCGGTTAACAAACTGAGCAATCTCCTTATTGGGATCGCCCTTGTCAATCAGCTCCTCAACATGAGCGCCAACAACCTCTGCAATTTCCTTGTCCTCGGCATCCATAGCGCGATTGTACTGAGTCTTCTCAGCAACTTCATAAACACGACCAGGCTGCTTCATCAGCTCGGCCACTTCAATATTCAGTGCCATAATTCATTTCCTTTCTCTTCGCGCAAAATAAAAGAGCTACCGTCCAAAGACGATAGCCTTAAATTTCACGTATCATATTCAAGATTTTTCTCTCAATCAAGCAACAGTCTTTGCCTCGGGCAGCACACTGATCATAATCAGCTTGTGGCCGTTGTCGTCCATCACACCAGCAAACTCAAAACGAGAAGTACCAGTAGTAGCAACCTGCCACTTACCGTCAATATTGACCTCCAGCAGCTTGCCGATATTGGTATCCTGTGCATCGCCATCCTTGTACTGGTCGGTGCCGTACAGCTCACCAGCATACAGAGGAACACGCTTCACCAGCACACCTGCCTTAATCTCGGTTGCCATCTTATCATAGTCATCAAAATTAGTCTGGCTTGCATAGATGCCCTCCGGGATAAACTCATGGGCAACCATCTCGATGCCCTCAGCGGTAGCTGCGTCAGGGAACTTAACCTGACCAGCCTTGTGGTCAACCTGGACACCCATGCCGGTGACCATATCGACCTTTGCGGCATAGTTAGCGGGAATATTCTTCGCGCCGTTTACCATCAGTTCACGAATCATAATATTTTTCCTTTCTCTTAAATGTTATTACTTACCCAAATATTCCCGCCATGCATCACGCTTGTTAGCGTTAGTGGTGTTATACTTGGTTTCATTCAAATTCAGCTTGATGCTCTCAGACTTATGTACCTCAGAGGTCTCAATCTTCTTTTCAGCAGGCGCCTTCTTGGCAGCTTCAACGCAACGCTCGGCAATCACATTCTTGATGCCGGTCTCGTCCAGATTCTCAATCAGACTTGCGTAATTGCCACCATCGGAAACTTCAGCTTCAGTAATCATCTTGCTGGAGAGTGCGTACTGACGCAGATCCTCCTTCTTCTGTGCAAGCTCTGCAGCCGCTTTTTCTGCCTCTGCCTTCTCTGCCTGATCCTTATATGGAGTCAGAGAAGCAACCTCTTCCTTTGCACTCTGCAGCTCAGTATTCAGACTTGCAATAGTGTTATTCAGCTCCGCAATCTTGGTGTTAACATCAGAAATAGAAACAGTCAGAGTGATACGCTGCGGCTCGCCAAGAGAAACCTCGTTGCCCTCAACAGTGTAAGAGAACATGATGTAATCCAAATCGTTCATACAACGACCAAATTTCTTACACCAGATAGTGTGATCTTCGGGGAACACTTCGGCTAGATACATATCTGAATTAAACTTCACAACAGCCTCATTCAGCTTCTCGTACAGGTCATGACTGGTCAAACTGGAAGTCTCAGTGGTAGACTCCGGCTCTGGCTCACCAGCAGGCTCAGTACCGGTTTCAGGCTCAGTCGGGGGAGGAGTTTCACCGCCTTCCTCGGAAGTCTGAACATCAGGCTCTGCCGGAGTGGTTGGCTCTGTGGTAGACTCAGTAGCGGTCTGTTCTGCCTGCTCAGTCTCGGTTGGATTCTCAGCCTGTGCGGTCTGAGTCTCCTTGTCCTTATTCAGTTCCAAATTTTTTGCCTCCTTTTCATTAGATTCTATATTTGAAATCTCTTTTGTATCCTCGATATAGGCATTTGCCAATTCAAGACCAAAATCGGTTTCAGCGACTTCAAGCAGTTTAGAGCACTTATATGCTGGTTCAACATTTGCACCAAGCAAGCAATGTGCAGTAAACACGCCATCGTCAATAATTTTTGCCATGCGGCCGCCCACGATGCCCTTATGAGCTTTCAGCACATCAATTTCCCAACTGGTATTTAATGTGCCGCTCTCAATACGGCGCAGAATCGTCGCACAAGCCTTTGGATATCGCTTCCAGATCTTACAAGAGGCAACAATAAAGTCGGTATCGTCAATTTTCTCGATACCGACCGACTGAAAACTACCGAATGCATCAGTGTCAAATTCAGCAGTTTTGTATTCATTGCCATCATCGTCTTTTCTGGTGACGACTTTCATATTGTGACCGGAAAAATCCAGTTCACCCTTTGGAGCTACGACCAACTTACCAACAAGCGGGTTGCCAACCAGTGTGCTCATCCAACTTTCAATAGTGTCACGGTTCAAAGCAACCTGATTTCCATTTACTGAGAAATCACAGATGACAAACTTGGCAAGATAGTGGTCTGGATGCTCCGTAATCTCAGAGCAACAGATATTTCTACTATAGAAATACTCCTTACTCATCGTTCATCACCTCACTTACTATCTTCATTTCTCTGCTGGTCATAAATTTGTTTTTCAGTTTCCTCGCCCTTTGGACGGCCTGTCTTTTTATCACTGTCACCATCACCGCCGGAACTACCGGTCGATGTATAAGAGGTCTGGCGAGCCACAAACACATCGTCATAGCCTTCCTCGGTTTCAGCCTGACGCTTGCGTAGTTCGTCCTCAGCATGAAGTCCCATATACTCGTAAGCAGTCTTGTAAGAACAGTTCAAAGTGGTAAACAGGAACTGAGCAATCGCCTTCTTCATCTCCATACCCATCATTTCAGTAGTAGAGACCTTCACATCAGGGCAGTACATCGGATCTACACCTGCATCTTCAAGGCGAATACGATACCATCGCTTTAATACATCTTCAATCTGTTCTGCAATCTTACCGATATTTTTCATCAACTGATCAAGAGACACTTTTGCAGTTGAAACAGTCTGCTGACCATCAGTGTTCAAGAAACTGATACCCAAAGCAGCCATTTCTCGATTGCGATACTGTTTGACAGTCTCGATATTTGTCATCTCAACTTTTGGCTCAACATATTTGATGTCTTTAACATAAGGAGCGGTCGTCACAAGCACGGTATTTTGCTTCCATGCACGCAACAGGTTGTCATGTGCTGTCACCTGTTCAGAGAAACCCTTCTTGTCATTGTTTGGTCCCATCAACGCAGGATCAAGTTGCTGCCAGATTATTTTCTTAGCCTTTGCCTTAGCGTTCACACGGTCTGAAGTATCAAAGGTCTCAAGCATCAATGCCGGACGTAAGGCGCGGAACAGGGGAGAAACACCATATTTTTGCCCCATATTGCCAATACGAATTACGCCACAATGGTCAACATCCAATTTTGCATATGTATCACCATTCTTAAACGCCTGATACACCTCGTCTGGATAGTTGTTCTGAATCTCGGTCTCTTGATTTTCAAAGAATAGTGCTTTATTCTTCTTATCCTTCAGCATAGATTTGCTCAAAGCGGATTTCAGCTTAGACATATTGATAAGCACAACAGGCTGTCCATTTGATAAGTAATCACTTATCTCAGCAATACCAAGAGGGTAGTAGTCTACAATGTAGTTCTCATCCTTCTGACGCAAATATGTAATGTAAGTACCCTCTGCATAAGTCATCGGAATGGCGGCACGCAGCAGACTTCGCACATTGATTTGTGTATTGAAGTCATCAATCACTTCACGGGCATAATTTACCTGTTTTGTCTTATTACGCTGCTCGGGGAACTGCGCGAAACTGCATTTGAACTCCGTATTAACATTCGCCTCAATTGCATCATAAGTAATGCCAATCAGGTCATCCTTATTGATGTAATTACGGATGATGCCATTGACCGTCTGCACATTCGTCAGGCTTGACTGTAACCCTCGTGCAAGTTCATCAATTCTGTCAACCGTCAGCGTTTCAGAGGAGGCTGAAATTTTCAGGTATGTACTATATTGCTTATTTTCAGGATCATAGGATGCGATAGCATGGCGGATAACATTATCCATTCTTTCTTCTGAAAGCTCGTTTACAGATGTAAGCACAACAGTACCATCATCTGTCTGTGAAGCAGTCACGACATCAAAATCTTCCTTTTTCTTTCTTGCCACATTTTCACCCCCTCTGCTTAGAAGTCAATATTAGAAATACAAATCGGCGGAGTAGTCATTGTTTCCACCGCAGACTGGCGCACTTTATCCTTACGACGTAATTCATATAGACGATGAGCAAGCAAAATCGCAACATAGAACCTATCATCGTGAATTTTATTGGCGATGTCGGGTGCCAAAGCATATGTTACGGTCGTATTTTCAGAGTTTGTCGTTTTCTGAATACTCGTAATCTCGTTCTTCATCAAGTCGATGTTAACCCACGCAGTCTGTTCCTCTAAGGAGAGTTCATGCGTCTTCAAAATTTCTTGACCAGTTGATTTATCCACACCGTCTACTACCTGAACATAATCTCCACCGTTATATTCAAGAGGGAAGTGAATGACACCAAGATTCATCAGCTCAATAAATTCCTCAACCATTGCAGTACGGAATTTACGAGGACTAATTAGACGTAGCTTATCAACAGCATCTGGGTAACGGGCATCATATCCTTCATATAGTTCATGATTTGCGTCGATAAAACCACGATGTTCTGCGCCTGTTTTATCAGTCCAATTGTTAAGCAAACCGTCCGCATATGTGGAAGTACCGCCGCCGCCTGCGCCTTGGTCAATCATCAATCTATCAATGTACTCGTAATCAGGATTTTGACCATTGTAATGTAGAATCAACTCATGCAACTGCTCAAGCTGACGATTAGAATCGAGCTTGAATTTTTTCTCATTCGCAAGGTCAACCATGTTCACGCAATTTATAATGTCGCCACACATGCCGTTTTCTGAATCGTTATAAATACGCATAACGCCAACAATAGAGTTATCCATTGTGCGGGCAGGATCAAACGCAAGAATATACTGGTAGTTCTTATCCCAATAAAGCTGTGGTATATACTTTCGCTCATTGCGACGAACTGTACCCCATTTGATGATCTGGTTTACGCCACCATCACGGCTTGGGCGATTATAATATTCACGCAACGCCTTCATTTTATTTGACTTTAGAGCTGCTTCAACTTTATCTCTCGTCAGCAGAGCCTTGTATGGCTTGCCGTTCATATAAACCTGAATTGCAACATCACAAATCATGTCACAAACAAAATAATCACGGTCACCGGCAATCATACGCTTTGCAAAGTTTTTGTAATAACGATAGAATAGTTTATCCATTGTATCCTGACTCGAAGCATACACAAGCTGTGTAGGAACCTTGCGAGGCTGGGTTTCAGGGTTATAAGAATCATCCGTATCAGTCACGAAGTCAGTATTCTGAGTGGCAAAAGCTTCACAGACAACAATCAGTTCGTCGGAGCAAAACGCAGCCTCGTCAAAAAACACAAGGGTTGCACGACGGGATCGATTGGAATCCGGGTTGGAGTTTAGCGTATTTATGGAACTACCGTTATAAAACTCAACAACATACCCGGCGGGATTATGACTAAATCCACTCTTATTGGTTGCAGACTTTTTCGTTTCTTTCTCTGCAATATCTTGCAGACTACGGATAGACGCAGCTGTTTTACCAACACGAGTGACAATTTCTTCGATTTTATTAAAAGTTTCCTTACTCTGATCACCAACGCTACTTACAATATAAATAGCTTGGTTTTCATACAACATAGCCTTCAGTAGAATAAAAACAGAACCTACAAAAGACTTGCCAAAGTTTCGACTACACGCCCAAAGAACATGACTTGCATTCCAACTTTGTTCCAGCATATATGCCTGAGCGTCAAATAGTTGGATACCCAACAAATCTCTGGCCGCAATAACAGGATTACGCCGATAGAATGCAATCGTTGCCGCATCACACTCATAAATCTTACGTTTTACGGCTGTGATAATAGGCGCTCTTTGTTTCATTCTCATACGGCATCACCATCCGTATCTTTTGCGCTTGCGTCGATACCGGTATCTTCCAACAGCTCTTTGAGCCGCTGATTCTCGATAAGAGACAGTCTGTATTTTTCCTTAGCGTCATCACTTTCTTTCTGGAACTTATCAATCAATTCTCTCTGTGTATCGAAAATTTCCTGCATGTCGTTTTCGTCAAAGAAAGCATTTTCCTTGATTGCCTTAACACTCATATCTGCCGCCCATTGAGTGCCCGGAGACCGTAGCTGGTCGTAGAAGTTTGCTTCTGCGCCAGCAATATTTTTTTCACGCATATCCTTCATTAAGAAGGTAAGTGTGTTACGTCCGGCATCCTTGTTGGAGCGATTCTTAACAGAAATCTCGTTTTCCTTGGCAATCTTATCGTTGTTAGAAACCAGCTTAACCTTGATATCATTCAGACTCTTGATTGCTTCTGCCGAGTTCATGGGGTTCAGGCGAGCAATCTGCAAGTCGATTTGACGAATCTGATTATTATTGTTTACGACCTGAACAATCTGAGACAGCTTGAATGGGTCGTCCTCAATACCATCCTCAAAATACTTGATGAGTTCACTAAACAAATAACGACGGTCACCCTCGTTGTAACCATAAAATGGGTCGTACCCAATAACAGAAATACAGTCATCCTTTGCTTGAATCTCTGCCTTCGACCACTTCTGTTCCTTCTCTTCCTGTAAATCGAGAGCGTTTTTATTCAGCTCACCATTCACGAGAGTGTTGGTAAACGTCTGGAACTGGAAGTTCTTCATGTTCACCACGAGACGGTTATAAGTTCCTGGCCTACATGTTCCAGAATTGCTCACAACGGAATCGTAAAGACTATTATAAAAAGGAACGTCCAGAACATGACACATTAGCATACAAGCAGTTCTATCGCTTCCAAAGCGTCTTGAAAAATCATCAAACATTTCATTAACGCATTCTTTACAGATTGGAGCGTATCCGTCATTTGCCTTGAACAATGGAGAATATGTTATTCGGTAAAAATGCCCCATAGCGACATCATATTCTTTACCACAACGCAGGCATTTGAATGTCTTTTTATTTTCGGTTCCCTCAAGAATAACGCCATCTTCAACAACCTTTTTCTTTCTAGGCAAACAAACACCTCCATTCAAAATCAAAATAAAAGCCGTAGAACGTGCGCACATCCTACGGCAACAAAAGATCCACCCTCATGAGCACCAATAATCTGGGAGGCCGGGTGGATTTCATTCTATAAAAGACCTATCATGATACGCATCGTTGAGAGGCTTAATAGGTTCTGTTCAAAATTCGACCTCAGCATTTTGACACCGTAGTGAGCCGAGGTCTTTATCATCTATTTGAGCTTGCTATGTTACCGACATAAATGTCGTGAACATACCTCGCCCTGCCAGCAAACCGGCATAATAATCAAAATATACCTGCCGCCAGAGGGAGTTTAACTAACGGCAGGCTTGCAAAAGGGGAGATGCTGGGTGCAAAGGGTGGATTCGAACCACCGACCTTCTGGGTATGAACCAGACGAGCTACCTGACTGCTCCACTCTGCGTTATATGATGCCTAAGTGTCATCTATTTCTTAATCGTATGCGCATTACAGGTTAATCATAGATTGACTTCGGACTTGTCTCCAACCGCGAATTGGAAACCATTTTTGGCACGCCCAGCTGCTTTCGAGACAGCACATACAGGTTTTAGAGACCTGACTTCTACCTTTGAATTATAGGCGCATAATTGGTGTATTCGGCGAGATTTGAACTCTGCGATACCTCGATTAAAAGTCGAGTGCCTTACCAGCTTGGCTACGAATACACAATAAATCCTACCTTTTAGCCGGTGGTAGGGAACCGGTATAATATAGGTCCTCCGAGAGAAGGACTGGCGCGGTCTCAGAGATTCGAACTCTGGCATCGGGTTTGCCGACCTAACGGTTTTCAAGACCGTTCTCTTCAACCACTTGAGTAAGACCGCACAATAACCCTACTTTCCTGTACGGCTACCTTTATATAAAGGTGTAGGGAATAGCCGTATAATCTTTGGTGAGCCAGGTTGGAGTCGAACCAACGATGTTTCTAATGTCACGGAGTTACAGTCCGCTATCTTCGCCACTGGATATACTGACCCATAATAAAACAAGCATCCATCAAACCATCCGAGCTAGTTGAATTGTTCTCGTGTTGATAAAACGCTTGTTTTAGACTTTTAAAGCTTCGCATTAACGTAGCGACACACGAATAGCTTATCATTTCGTTCTACAGAACTACTTTGCATCCAACCATCCGTAGATTGAATTGGTCTAGGCGGTTGCAGCTATTGACCGCACAGCGTGGAGCCACCTGTAGGAATCAAACCTACGACATATGTGGTACGAACACATCATTCTATCTACTGAATTAAAGTGGCATGGAGCCAGTGACATGACTTGAACATGCGAAATCCATAAAGGCATCGGGATTACAAAACCCGCGTTCTACCAACTGAACTACACTGGCACAATAAGCTGGAGCAATTACCCCAGCCCATAGAAAAGGAGACAACAAATGATGTCCCAAACAGACCTTATGGTCATACTTCTTTTTTAAGTCCCCGTTTAGTGGTAGGGGCTCACCGCTTTTTAATTTAGACGTACAATGTGCGTCTTATCTTCATTCAGCCTTCCGAATTTATCCTGATAGACCAAAATAAATCCTTCTCGCTGAGATGGGGTTAATTTTCCATCTGCGTAATCCATTTTTGACGTTTCACAACAACAGCCCTGCTCATAAATTACAGAATTACCGATATCATAGTGACCTGTTTTATGAGTGTGTGCCATCACGATATTGTCAAAGAAATAATCATTATCCTTGAAATACCGATATGCCTTTTCTGCCGTTTTCAACATACCGCTGGAATAAGCAAGTGGATGCACAAAAATTGTTTCACCAACAAAACTAAACCAAGTATCGTTATAAACGATCTCAATACCACTGTCCTTGAAAACATCAATCAAAGGGTCGTAATGAACCTTAGTATGAAGCTCCTTGTTGTAATGGTTAAAACCATCAACAAAAATAAGCTCCAACGATGTCTTTGGCATCAGTTCAAGCAAGTCGGTGTCCAGATTCTTAGCAAGATAATTCTGGAAGCGTAAGTCATGATTGCCATAATTGATAACAACCTTCTTAGGCTGAAGCATCTCAATCAGGTCAATCATATACTGACGTGCAATCAGAATTTCCTCCATTGGACTCTTGCGATACACCTTGTTGAAACGAGAAATGGCCTGCGCATCAACCAGATCGCCGTTTACCTGAAGGATATCAATCTTTCCAGCGTACTCACTAAAAGTCTCAATGGGCTTCTGGAATGGAATATGTAGGTCGGAAATAGACAGAATGCAGGTTCCCACATCTCTATTAGATAAGGACTCCTGATACTGCATACCCGCACGGAATGCCTTAAAACGCTTGCGATATGCGCACTCACCAAAATTCTTGCCCAATTCACCATTAAGCACCTTGGCTGCGCCATCCCAAGTCAACTCTCTGGCCAGAACAGCATTCCCGATTCTTACAAAGAAGTCATCACTCGTTTCTTCTGGCCGTTTATTATAGCAACCCATTGGCATCAAGCCGGGTCGCCCAGCAGCTCATCAGAGGTGGAGATATTGATAGTAACACCCTCAATACCATCCCACTTTGCCAGAGCTTCCTTCAGATTAAAGACGTTCTCGCCGTCCTTGGTAATCTCGGTAATAGTGCCCTCAGCAGTATCAATAATAGCGTTCTTAAAAACAACACTCTTCTTAGCAACCATAATTTTATTCTCCCTTATATTTTATTTCAAAATTCCAGCATATCAGCCCACTGACTAATCCATCCTCGATGGTTCGTTGTCAGTTCGCAAATTGCAGTCCTATCATGTCCACGAAAATGTTCAAGATAAACTTCAAAACCTGAGTTTTCAGGATGCTTGTATAGATCACACTGTCCTGCATGACCGATACAGATCACCTTACAGTTCGATTTTGCTCTCGTAAGAACCTTCTTTAGATCGGAATTGTACATATTCTGCGTTTCGTCGGTCAAAATTACCTTGTTATCGAAGTTTATTCCTCGCATATAGGTATGAGTTGCAGCTTGAATATATGCACCATACTTCTCACTTTCAGGATTATCCTCACTCTGGATAACCCTATCAGGATTTACACCAATGGTTTTTAAAGCTTCATATAGAGGTTCCATATACGGAGCACTTTTTTGCTCCTGAGTTCCCGGAAGATAGCCCTGCTTTTCCTCCTGAGTGGGAGATACAATATAGACAATACCATCATACAGACCGTATTGCACAAGCAAATTCGCTACGCCTACAGCGATAGTGGTTTTGCCAGTACCGGCACGGGCATTGCAGAAAACAACATCAATATTTGGGTCCCAAATACTGTCACGATACACCTTCTGCTTCTCATCGAGCTCCATTCCATAAAAACTGGAGTAAACATCCAAACTTTGCGGAATATCCTTCTTCTTACGCATTTCAGTCTTATCAGAAGCCATATATTTACTCTCCCTTAATTGAACTCATCCACATCATCGCAAATCTTATCTACGATACCAAAATTGACCTGCTCGTTAGCATCCAGATACCAGTCCTTAGCCTTATTCTTGGTCATGGTCTTCTTATCAATAGTAGAGTGAGCCATAATATACTCACGCATCTTCACAACCTGCTTCTCGTAGTAGTCCATAGCCATCTTAGACTGCTCGAAAGTGCCCTGAGTGCCGCCAGAGCCACTGTGAATCAGCGCGGTAGAGTGAGGCAGAGCAAAGCGCTTCTGACCAGACAGCAACATCACAAGAGCAGCACTCATTGCAATACCTGCGTTAATCGTCCAAACAGGAGTCTTACTCAGCGCAACAACATCAATAAAGCTGAACATAGCATCCAGCTCGCCGCCGTAGCTATAAATAAACAGCTTAATAGGCTTACGCTGCTCAATAGGAGTATCCTTATCAATACGGTTGTACTGCAGAATCTTTCGCTCAATTTCAATCAGAGACTGATCAATCTCAAAGTCAATAAAGAAGATGCGATCCTTCTCATCAACGTAGAAGTTCATCATCTCAGGAGAGGGGAGACCGCCACCATTCATCAAGTTAGTGATCTCTTCTGGCAGTTGAATTTCAAAGTCCAATAGTCTATACCTCGTTCTTTCAAAGATTAGTAACGTGCGTTACGCTGCATCTGCTTCAGCATCTCAACAGCGGCAATATTAAAAGGAAGCAATTCAAGATATCGAGCAGACTCTTCCAGATACCGCTTGTGACGGGTCTTTGCAATGCAAGCATGAGGAAAGACCTTTCGCACAGCCTTCGCTTCGGACTTAGTGATTTCAATCATTAGGTAAAACACCCTTTCAAAATAAAATAGGTAGGAAGAAAACAAGCGTCCTCGCTCTCTCCCTACCATGACTTTCTGCACTGTGTTTTACTCTGTATATGTAAAACTATAACGTATCTACGTCAAAATGTTGCGCTTTTTTACATTTCATAAATCAAACATTTTTCTATTTTGTGCGGTTTTCTCAATATTTACGTTTTTGGCGCACTTACGACAGTATTTTTGTCTGCGTCCGGTGCGAGCAACCATCTTTCCGCAACAATCACACCTGATATATTCTTTCCCACAATACTGGCTCCATAGAATACCAGCATTCTCAAAATCGTCCACGAAAATCTCATGAGGAGAGTCCGGCTCTGCAATCAAAACATGGATATTCAAGTTGTCAATCTTTTTCAAGCTAGCAAACCCAATAAAGCCAAGATTATGTAACTCACAGATCATCTCGTTCTGTTTTTTCTCATTTACAGATACGTTTGCCATCCTGAAAATATCAGCCGTATCTTCCGTAATCCAGTAGTTGCATTTTTCATTAACAGCAATATGGTATTTTGCCAGACACAGCATCGTAAACATCAGGCGTTGCATCTGCTTGCCTTCAAGTGCTTGAATCTTCTCTACCTCAGCCTTCGTAATGCACACACCATCAAGTTCCACCATAGGACGACCCTTTGCAGAAGCAATTGCTTTATCAATCAGCTCTCTATCTAGAACCTTGTTATACCCTTCAAAATGACGCAGCATATACTCGTTAAGCTTTTCTCTTACGTCATCCTTTGAGTATCCCTTATGGAAATAATACTTCGCTACATAATGCAAAACATGCCCCGCTTTCTTCCAAGGCACATCCTTCTCTAGCCACTCTTCAGCGTAAAGAACTTCATTCAATACAATCATCCGCATCCTCCTTGCTATTCATGTCAACCAACACATCCTTGAAACGCTTGCCATCATATTCAATATCGCCATTCTCGTCCTGCACAAGAGAATGTACCATACCATCATGGCGTTCCAATAAGCGTTTAATCAAAGTATCGTGAAACAGCTCCCACACGATTGCAATACTGGATGCATTCTTCTTACAGAGATCAAGTAGGATGTCGCAGAGCACATCGTCATTGGAACACTTGTCGTGAAGATTGCGGAACATACTTTCCTGATATAGCGCAATGCGCTCCTTGCGGTCTGCGCCGGTTTCTTTATTATTGTTTCCGTTGCCAGAATGGATTGCGTTGCCACGAGCAAATCTCAAGTAATCCTTAAAAATAGAGCGGATACCATAGTATTGAGAATTGGTGTACTCAACGCCAGACTTGAGCGAATCGTAATCAAACTTGCGCCTTATCTTGAGTTCTTCTTCAAAATCTTCAAGCTCGTCCTCAACAGTCCAGCACAGGCGGTTCATGGTACAAGAATTGATTCCGACCGGCATCCGATAGAGGTAATACTGGATAACCATTTCATCCACATCGTCCTTGACAGTCTTTTGCATAATCTCATCCAGACCGGCAAACCCATCCCACTTGATGCGCTTGCGAGCTGCGGCCACATACTGCTTGTAATCACGCATCTGGGCAGGGTAGATGTAGCTCATAAAGTACGGCTTACGCCATGCGCAAATACTACTCCAGAACTTCTTATCCTCGATAGTATCAGGATTATCATCGTCTTTAACGGCGCAAGATTTATTGTCATACCAGTATTGCGGCATATCTGTCGTAGCTACGCCTTTTATTTTGTCGATTGCGTTCTGCTGATAAAGCTGTCCGCAGATAATGCGATACGTAAGTTCATCGTACTCTTTACTACCTTGCTCAAATTTACTTCGCACATCAAACATCGTTGTAATTCGGTTTGTTGTACGTCCAATATTATCTCCAAATCCGCTGATATTAGATTCAATAAAATCCTTTTCGGTCGGAACTTTTTTCTCGCATTTTCGCTGGACACAAAGAACGACCGGCTCATTTACCCATTTATCAATGAGAACTCTATTGTCGGTAGAAAATGTAAGGTCGGCATCGAAATCTTCACCGTTAAGTGCTGCACACATATTATCCCACGCATTGGTGATAAACACAGACTTCATATAGCGATACCAGTATTGGCAATCATCAGATACATTCAAATTCATGCACCGAATATTTGCCATCTGACTCATAGGAGCTCTAAAACAAGCAACCCTCTTGACGTCTCTATCATTCCAAAAACGACTGTAAACCTCACCGGCCTTCAATAGTCCGGTTACCTCCATCCGAAACATAGACTGGCAAAGCGCATATGGATCGCCACTCGCAACTTGAAAATTCCCTCGTACCTTTACAACACCCGTTTTTGCCTGAGAGATTCGCTTTTTAATAAAGTATCGAATCCGATTCTGCACATAAGGGTCGTTAATCATTTCCGGCTCAATCATAAGAGCCTTAATATAGTCGTTTTCCAGACTGTTTATGTAATTCGGGTCATCACGCATTCCACTACCACGCAAATACAGCAACGCATCACGCCAATCACCGCCCATAACGCCCTTGATCTCGTCTAAGGTTGGTTTCACAAGTTCATGAATCTCATCGTTCGTAAGCTGATAACTTTGGATAAACTGATAATTCAGATTGCGCTCTTCATCAAGCTCCAACTCACAAGTCTTGGTTACAGAGAAGTGATAGTGGTTCTCTCTACAGTTTTCAAGATAGTCCTCACAACTATGGTAACTATCCCAGAGCTTTAGCATAGAGGTGCTAAGAACGACCTGAATTCTATTTATATCACGATAATCTCCCCATGCGTCTTTTAGCATATTCTGTTTCGCTACCTTTTTAGCGAACTCACGGAAAGGGAAGGGAAATAACATGCCTTTACAGAACGCATTCCGCACACAAAAACCAGACGCAGTAGATGGCAACTTCAAATCCTCACTCCACTGTTGTGCAAGATCATAACTAATAAGTCCAAACCCATCATTCGCACACAGCTCACAATCGTGTTCCTTATCTTCAACTATCGTAGGTTCTCCAGACACTCCATCGTCCAGAACAACAATATGGTCTTTAAAGCGCGTGTAGCAATCATCTATAACAAGTACACCATCAGGGTCAGTGACCGGGATAGAAGCAGAGCAAGCAAGGGCTCTATAAGCCTCTAACTTTGCAGGCACAAATTCCATACCCTTGTTACGGCCATTGTCAATTCGCTTGCGAATCTCGTCAACAAGACGGTCACTCACAAACACAATCGTACTATTCTTAACGCCACCAGTGGTTCCAACCAGACGGCAATACGTGATTCCATTGATTTTGAAGCCCTTGAGAGAACACGCCCGGCGGTAATCATTCTTCTTATCAACCACCAAACACATATAATCCGGCTTAAACTGAACTGCATCCAGCTCAGTGTATAATCTCCGAATTTCCCGGCGGTTCTCTAAGCAAGAAGGTTCATTCCGTAGCATTTTGATTCTACGCTTGATACTCCGTGCCTTAGCCTCTGCATCCGTAACACCATTCAATTCATCAATCCATCGTAGAACAGTGCTATCAGCCAATGAGATAATCTCGTGATTTCGTCTGGCTTCATCCAATGGCAGGGTTAAATCCCATTTTGCTTCAACCAGACGCTTCGTATGGATCTTAAAAACAAACTTCTGGCAAGTTTGCTGCTTTGCCATTCGGCAGTCACCTCCGTATTTCTCTAAAACGTATCCTGTATTGTATAGTTATAAAGAAAAAATATAGAATTAGGCTTTTACAGATAGCAGCTCTCGCCATCTTCCATAGCCTTGAGCCAAAGTCGTTCACGCTCCTGGTAGAGCTCATCCAGCATATCATCAGCAGCCTCATACTCGCTGTGCGTCAGGCTATTGCTATTCATGTCACGCACAAGCTGCTTGATCTCTGCATTAACATCCTCGTAAGTACGCATCATCCATCAACCTCAATAGTCTTTAACCGTAATCGTCTGCTCGTCCATAATAGCACCACAGGCACCGCAGAACAGTGTACGGTCAATTCCAGTAGAATTATGACAACTGGAACACTCACAATACAGTGATTCTCCAAAATCTGTCTCATGTTCAATCCAATGAGCATGAACCACTCGACGGAACTCACCGCCAGCAGACATTTCTTTTTCAAGAATGCTCTTTGTGTATTGCATTGCCATATCGCACCACATACCACCAATAGACTTTGCATTACCTCTGACCCTAGGACGAGCGAGGGCACTATCGAGGACGCCAATCAATCGTGTTGCATTTACAAACTTATCCATCACTTAACCTCATCAGCTACCAAACGGATTGTACTATCAATCTGTTCAAGCTCTGCCAGTAAAACGTCCACTGTATCAGCATCACTTTCGGAAATATTCAAATCCTTAATCTTATGTAAAGCCCATTCAAGGTTCGGGTAATAGCCGACCGTAACCTCCTTTACGCCGGTGCCCATCTCACCAGTCTTTGGATTCTTACCAGCTGGCCGCTGCTCAATAATAATGAGATTTCGCTCATCGCAGTTTTTAATAATGTATTTACCAATTTGCACTCGCATCTCTTAGCCCTCCTTAAATATTTCTAGCGGCCTCAAATGCAGCCACATCGTTCATGAAATCATTAATATGTAAATACTTGTCAGCCTTCCGCACAGTCTTAGGCTTAAACTCTTGGCACTTGCATCGCACATCATCACAAGTCGTAAAGCATGGAATCTCGTACCGGCACTTCGTACAAACATGTTTCTTATGGAACTCCGGCAAGCGCCCAGCGGCTTGGTAGCATTCATAAGTCACCTTTAAATCAATCCAGTAAGGGTTATCAAAATTCATTTGTTGCCACCTCATTATAAATATAATTTTCACATGGAATTTTTTGTTCATTTGGAATATAAATCAATGCATACACTAATTTTTCAATAACAGTTTTACCTAAAGATTTTTCAACATAATCACTACACGTCTCCGCACCATTTTGAGTGTATACGATGTATTCTTCTCGTACTTTTCTTCCGCGCTTTATATTTGCTAGTTTCGGAATATTCTCGCAAATGGCGTCATTTAAACGGTGAACACACTCTAAACAGGTTTCCTCATTTGTATTATTACGCATACGTTTAATAGAAGTTGTATCAATTATAATATGATACATAGAATAAACTGAATCATACGGAAATATATCTGTAAATTTATTTTGTAATTCATTATAAAAATACGATGATTTCCCACTCAAGAAAATGTCTTGCTCGTTCTCACATTCTTCACCTGAAGATTTTTTAAAACTATGGACAACCTTGCTAAACAAATTGTTATAGTCTTGTAACTCTACTTCTGTAGGAATATGAAGCTTATCGCAACCTAACTCTTTGCTAATAAAAACAGGAGTATAATTGCAAGAGATGAACTCTTTATTTTTCTTCATTTCTTCCAATGCATAATAAATGTATTCTTTAAGTGAACTGCGCACCTTTCTTTTAAAGTTAATAATATCCGTGACTCTTACTTCATCACCATAGACTTGAGTGTAAGGCTTGTCGAAATCTTCATTTATCATTCCGCAAGCTTTTGCTATATTATCCAATGTCCAAAATACATCAATATTACCATTTTCAACTTCCGGTGAAATTTTAGATAATTGATACCGAATGATTTCTTTGATGTTTGAACCGTATTTATTATTCCCGCCCTTTGGTCTAGGAGATAAAATTTCAGTCTTTGGACGAATCTTTTTTACAGTGTAGCAGAAGCTTCCTTTTTCTTTTTCTAGTACAACATATCTGTTTAATTCGGCCATAATCTGTCTTTTGCTACTACCGCATACCGCACATCCATTCCTATCCAAAATATTTAAATATTCAGACAATGCACGGAAATTTTTAAAAACCTGGCCTTCATATAATTTATCAGCCATATCTTGTGTTATATTATAAATTTTATTCATAAACTCTCCTTATCTTTTATAAGAGCCATACCATTTAAATCCAGCACGAGGAATTCCAGAATTCGCAGGAACACGAATCATTCCATCTATAAAGAGCTGAAGAACCTCATCACTTAACTGTCTATGCACAAAGCGAAACGGTGGTTGAGAAGCATCATTATAATATTCTGGATTTTCTTCCAACACCGCTCTACCTCTTCTGACGGTAGAAAGCGTTGGAATATTCTCACACATCGCATCATTCATTTCGTGAAAGCTTTGCTGTTGCAATTTATATTCCGTCCGTGCCGCAGATCGCTTCAACGAGTTTGGCTCAATCGTAATATGGTACATCGGTCGTGCTAGGTCATATGTAAAGATTTCCTTGAATCTATTATCTAGCTCTTCATAGAACTCATGAAGTCGTCCGGTCAAAAATACGTCTTGCTCACTCTGACACACTCGCCCAGACGATGTGTAAAACTCATGAAGCACATTCGTATACATCTTCATATAAATGGCTTTTTGGTCTTCAGAAGGAATATGGTATTCTTCTTGGTCATGGTTTATAAACACGGCAGGGCAGTCCTCAAAAAATATTTCCTTGTTTTTCGCCATAGATTTAAGCGCAGACTCAATATACCCAACCATTGTAGATTTTGTACATTGCTGAAACGTCTCAGCATCCGCTACTAAATTCTCTCTGAACTCATCCATTTGCTTACGAGCAATATTTTCTAATGGTGTGCCAATTATCTCAGCCCAAAAGGTATCCTCACCATGTAGGTCTTCTGGATATTGATAAAAATTCTTATTGGTCATTCCACACGCTCGTAGTATTGCGGCTGGCGTCCAAAAGAACTCCATCCAACCACTTCCATCACATTCTTTAAGTAGGTGGTAAGCAATCTGGTTCTGCAAACGCAAGGAGAACTTTCCTTTATTTCTTGTCGGTAGAGGAGGAAGTACCTCATTGTCTGGACGAATCTTTACAATAATAAAGCGCTTTCCCTCCTTTTTAAACTCAACGAATCGATTTAACTCTTTAAGGAAGTGTTTTTTGCTAGTTCCATCTAGTGGCTTTCCATTTTTGCCAAACACATTAAGATAAGTAGATAGTTCTAAAAAATTAGAAAAAATCTGACCATCATTCAATTTGCCTGCTATCTCCGATGTAACCTCGTATTTTTTCTTGTCCATGTAACCTCCTACTCAATTTAGTTGGATTGACGAGTCTGTATTATATATATGTATGAAGATACATAGTCGTCAGTCCAAGTACAACTATCACAAAATATCTCTTAATGGTTTACTCGACTTGAATCTATGCCGCGCAAGCGGCATAGATTCAAGTCGAGTAAACCTACGAGCGTCCTCAGACGCGAGATCCCTCTCCACGCCCTGTCTGGAAGACTGCTATAAATATCCACCACAGTCATTCAATCACTAACTCCTTTACAGTATCCTGTATTGTGTAGCTATCTACACTCATTATACCATGAGTTTGCCAAAAATTCAATAGCTACATAATACAGGATACGAATATTCCTGAAGCCTATTATAATAAGGTATGTTTCTGGGAGGTATTGTTCTCTATGAAGGACATCCAAATGCTCTGTATGCTTTATATGTTCTGTGTAAGCTGCCAGAGGCCACAATCATGTGCCTTGTATGTATTTAGAGTCTCTGAAAGTGCTTCTCAGATGCCAGATCAATCCATTTATGGCGATAGGGAAGTACAGATGGGTACAAATAGGTATTTTATACTCCGAAGAATGGTCATTTTCGGTACATTTATGGTACACATCGGGAAAACCCGCATGAATACTAGCTTTTTCAGCTTTTATTGGGTCAAAAAGGAACAAAATAAGGGGTAAAAAGGTACAAATAAAAAGAAAAACTAGCTAAAATATAACGCAAATACGTTAAATTCTAGCTAGTTACCGAATGAGCTACCGATTGAAAAATAGCGATTTTAAGCCATTTTTGGGTATTTTGAGTGAAAAAATGAGTGATTTGTGGGTATATGTAGGAGAGGGTATATGGTGTGTTTTTTGGATATTTTTGTCAGGGGAAAGTGTGCCCGGGGTAGGGTAGGAGATAGTAGAGAGTGAGATGGAGTGCTGGGATGGGAAATAAGAGTGATATTTGAAGGGTTTGATAGGAGTTGGAAAGAAGGTAATTTTTGTGGAGATTGTTGTGCAAATTGTATAGCAATATGGAATATAACAAATTGATAATTGGTGATTATGAATAAGAAAGATGTACTGGGGGCTCATCCTGCTGCGGGAATTATCCAAAAAATGAAAAGTATGCCCCATCCCATCCAGTGCCGGAAATGCTCAAAATACGACACTCAACAGGGCAAGGGCAAGGCGGGAAGTTTTGGTGTATCTGGTATCTGATTATAGGTCAAAACAATAATTAAATAATTTTAACTATTTCGGTCGAGGCTTACACGTTGCCGGGTGTTTCTTTTGTTCGCTGATTATTGACACGTTGCCGGGTGTTTCATATCTTATATACTTTTCAATATACAGCCTATATACTTTTTGATATATATTCCGTTTTCCCTTATAAGGTAATTATAATATAAAGCAAAAATCCATTTGTTGCACACGCAACATTTTACGGTTTAACCGCTTGACTTTTCCGGTTTAACCGGCTATAATAGTGCCATGCTCAAGGGCAACACCGGAAAGCGGAAAACATGATGGTTCTGAAAAACCGGAAAATTTTCAGTTTCCACTTTTTGACGTTTCATCGTTTGAGCGGTTCAAAAATAGGGCTTGACAAAACGGTTAAACCGTGATACAATACAATCAAGCTCAAGGGCGAAAGCCCAAAAGCAAAGTGGTAGGAAGTAAAGGACAAAAGCCCTTAAAACCTTAAACAGCAAAAGCGACAACGCCACAAAAGTCCATAGTCTGTTGTGCGCTATGCAAGGCGTAAAGTGTAACTTAATTGTTGCACACGTCAAACAATTTGGCACACAATAGGCATAGCCGGATAGCAACACTTAATTGTGTATGCCGTCTGATCATTAGCAATCGTACCTTGAATTTTGATAACACTATCTTTGCAGTAGGGGCGGAAACGCACAACCAAAAGCAAGAAAAGTGCATATTGGCAAACAAGATGTTTTAGACGCAAGTCTTTCACTGGTCCCTAGGTAGACTATACCTAAGAGGATCAGCAAGGATGGTCAACAGTATGCACCTTGTATCAAAAGCGTACTGTACCACAACGACAGACAGTAGTTTGTCGCAAGTACGATCATACACACAATTATATCATATCAAAGGAGATAATACTATGTCTAATCTGTCTAACGTCTGTCTGTCTATCCGTAGCTCTAACAACAAGACTTCTACCGCAAGGGGCTATGCAAGTAACGGCAAAGCTCTTGTTAGCTTTACCAACAAGGGCGGTGTTAATACGCTCAAGGCATACCCTAAAGCCGATAAAGTGCCGTCTTATCTGCTGATGGACGAAAAAGAGTATACGGCATACGGCAACGCAATCAAGTACGTTTACAATTCCGCTTGCCACGTCAATGCAAGCACTACCAACAAAGAGGACGAAAGCATTATCAAAGTTTACACTACCGACTTCCATTCTTGCCTGTCTGATCTCGCAACTATCGTTTTTGGTGACACGTTCTCTATGCAAGAGTATCCCTCTTTTGGCACAGAAGTCCTTGCAATGGCAAAGACTTACCTTACCACCACTATGGATGGTGACGTTTCCCCGGCAAATCTTCCGATCAATCGTTTTGTCAAGGCTCTTGAACCTATGCTTTTGAGCGTAGCAGCACATAGCGTTTTCCTGAAAGACTATGAGCGGGATTATAACCTTGCTTGCAAGCGTTGCAATTCTCGTATCAACAAGGCAACGGCACAGCTTGACAAGGCACAGGCAGAGTATGATAAGGCACTGTCTGAACTTGACAAGGCAAAAGAGCAGATTGTGAAAGACAAGAGCGACAACACCATCAAAGCGTCTACTAAGAAAACCCACGAAAACAATCTTGACAAGGCGCAGAAAGAATTTGACGCAAAAAAGAGCGTCCTTGACACCATCAAGAACACTATCAACACCTGGACTATCAAGTTGTCCGATGCTCAGAAAACCTTTGAGCAGGCAAAAGCAGAGGATGAAAAGAACTCTTAAAGTCAAACCAAAGAAGTTAGTCTAAGCATACTAGAATGCAATACATAATACGCCTGACGACTAGAGGTACAGGGGAAGAAGTAACCTCTACCAACGGCAAAACGCCGTCACAAGATACCATAAAAGAGGTGAAATATCTTGAAATCTTATCAAAATACGATGGGAGAAGTGCGTCAGAACACTTCTGGGCACTCTATCATCTACAACGGCACAGAAGTCAAAGAGCTTGATCTTTACGGCACATTTGACGGCGTTGTGTTCGTCAGTCGTCCGTTTATCGCAATGAAAACAGGCTTTATGCCTATGTACGTCAAAACGTCTATGGGATGGACTTCTATCCATCCTTGCAAGATTGTTGACTTCCTTAAAGAAGCATACAAGGCAAAAAGTGTTTCCCTTTATGGCTGGAACGCCTATCAGCAGAGCAAGAAAGAAAAACGTCTTGCAATGGAAAAGGTCAAACAGCAGCAGAGTGAAACAGCTTTTCTCAGAGCGTCACAAGCTAACGCAGAGGGTTCTTTGCGCTATCATAAGAGCAAGAAACGTCTTGATGACCGCTATAATGAGGCGGGCAAACCGGCTCAGAAAAAGCGTTCTCAGCGTGTTGTATTTGGCTCTAGTGAATACGTCACAGTTTCCGGCTGGATTTACGGCAGAGAAGTCTTGATGAATAATCATAGCTTCCGCATGGATGAAAGAATGTCGTATTACATGGACGGCACTGGATGCTGTGCCCGTGATTTCGATAACAGAGATATGCGCCCTTTGAATGACGTATTCCCTGTGAAATCTGGCAAGAAAGTAAGGTGATAACTTTGAGTTTGACAGTAATTCGTCAGAATGATATAATTGTACCATCAAGAAAAGGCGGTGCAATTATGGCAAATCGTGATTATAAAAAAGAGTATCAGCAGAGCAAAGATAAGGCAAAACTGATTGGCCTGAAAGTTGATGCTGATTTCTTTGATGCTTTTACCGCTAAGGCAGAGCTGAACGGAACAAATAAAAATGCGATTCTGAAAGCCTGTGCGGAAGCATACACTTATGGAAATCTCATCATTGATGAGAATGGAAAACCTCAAATTGTTGGCTAACAAATAACCCAAACAACAAACGTCTTGTGAATTTATCGCAAGGCGTTTTCTTTATGCTCTGTTTTGCATAATTATGCAAATATTATGCAGAATATGCAAAGTGAAAACACGTCAGAAAGGAAAAGATTATGATTCTTGATTGCTATATCATTCGTGAGTATCTTCCAGACGGCAAGCACACCGATCACGGATACTATGAACGTCAGGAAATGCTTGACGATGCAAAAGAGTTTGCAGAAGCCGGTGCGTGCTTTGAGATCTTCCCGTGTACGGAAGATGAAATTCACAATGGCTTGCGTTACTGGCTCTATCGGTGAAAACAACACAATAAAAGAGGAGTTTTAGCAATGAAAAACAATGTCAATTTCGTTTCTATGATTCATTTGGCAGATACAGATGGAAATCGGTTTGTGGCAATCTATAAGCCGATGTCAGAAGAGGAACGCAGCGCGCTCCTCAAACGATACTGGCAAGAGAATCGTTGGGGCACACGATTTGGAGCTCCTGATATTCTCGATGTATTTCCGCTCGATGAATCGTGCTTTCCGAACCAGTGGTTTGAAAGCATGAGTGAATGTGAAAGGCTTTCAAAATGTAGCTATTAAATGAAAAACGCCGTGAAGTTAGTGGGCACGGGGCAGAAAGATCCCACTACCAGCCCAACAGGGTACGCAATAGCGTTGTGAATCAATCGTAAGAAAGGATGATTCCATGGCAATTTTGGCAATCGAAAGCGCATTGGATGTTGCAATCATGTTCAATGATACGGATATGATTACAATCTATCAGAAAGCCCTGGCAGAAGCCGGTGTTGAATACGTCAGCACCGCAAAATGCTGGATTGAATAAGAAAGGATGTTTATTATGAAATCGCTTCTCATGTTCTTTGGTTATTCTACCTATCAGGCCGGATGTATCGCGCCCATGATGTGGTTTTTCGTTCTGGGTGCTATCGCTATGAGTGTAGCAGAATGGAAAGGATGGTTAAACTGATGAACAGAGAAGATATTGATATTCTTGAAGTAGGCAATGCTTATACGGCGTTGTTTTACAAGAAGAATCACTATCAGCCCTACATTGTGGCGTGGCATTTTGACCCGGATTCCTACACATGGGGTCAGGGTCATTATTTTTGTGACCTGAAAAGTGCAAAGAAATTCTTTGCGAAACAAGAGCGCAATAATGCAAACTGCAAGTATTGCGAAAAGCTGGATTGCCCCCATAGGGATTGCGTCAGACGCTTGCCTTATGAAAAGGGTGGAATTCTTGCTTGTGGGAATCTTTGATAAAGGAGAATGAACATGGCAAAAATGAAACTCGATCCTGTTTACCCCGATATTGTCAATCGCTTTCAGTATGTGAAAACGACTAATGCAGACGCTTGGCAGAAATATGTTAAGAGCGTTATTGCAAAGCATGAGTACAATGACCTGTTGACCCGGATTGCGTGGGATTTGCTCAGATATGTGTACACTTCTGGTACGATTTGTGGGTGGTACGATAAGTACAACGTACATGATTCGCATATCACAACGGCAGTCAAGAAGGCTTATATTGAAGTCTTTGGAATGCCATCAGAATAAAAGAGATGTTTTATGCTGAAAGTGGATCGAGGAATTGTAGTTTTAAGATGCAACCTTTGTACTCTAAGATGAGTGGTATTCACATTGCCAAAGAACAGATTTATAAAATGGAAGATGACCTCAGAAAGATCATCGGTGGTTATCGAATGATGTAAAGGAGAAACGACAATGAAAAAAGGTCAGTATTTCATGAACGATGAAACCGGTGTTATTACCAATATTCACCGGGAGGCTGTCGAGTGGTATCGGCAGGGTGCAAATATTTCCATCTGGATCAACGGCGTTGTCGTGTGCCGTTGGGGTCATTAAGAAAGGAGAAAATGAAAATGAGAGCAAGTGTTGAAGTGTATGAGAACAATGCAGGCGGTATCTGTGTTGCAGTTTTTGGTCAGAGTGGTTTGAAGAATCTGTTTGTCGTTGCTTCTGATAATAATGAAACAAGAATGACGAGGGCATTCTATCAGGAAGCATTATACGGGTTCTCTGGTGTGGATGACTACAACGCAGCAGATTTTTCTGGTCTGTCTATGGATGATGCTTATGCAGACGTCTGCAACAGCAGCCTGATTGCAGAGTTTTATGACAATCGTGTTGTAAACCTGTATCCGGCAGACATGGGCATTGCCGGAATGGAGCTATTTGGTATGGCTTGACCGTACATTCACAAAATCGTCATGAATAGACAACGTATTAACGCACTAAAATGTGACGTTAATAAAATCTACATTTTAGTGCTTGACAAAACAAATAGTATCCTGTATCATGTAGCTAGAAATGGCAGTCCGTCAGAGGACTTTTATTTTTACTATGTAGCTAAGTGACACAGGATACGACAGGAGGCCTATAAAATGGAGCAGAGCTGGAAGCTTGGTGACGATATGGTTGTAAGTGACAATCTTCTTGATGGTATTACGTTTGAAGATCTGATTCTGACAGTGTATTGCAACTGTCCCAAAATTACAGAACAGGCTGTAAAGAAAGAACTGAAAGAAATTCTTGCGATTCATATGCAAGATATGGAATTTTTACTCGAAAACAATATCGACAAGATAATCGAGCTAGCAAGTAAAAACAGAGAATAAGGAGATATGAATATGAAACGCAACAATTATGATTACGAGAGTTTTCACTACACAAGTGATAGTTGCCTGATTCTTATGAGTGAGGTTCGTTATAAGAAAAATGATTTTGGGGAGATGGTTCTTGTACCGGAAGAAACAAAGGAAGAAGTGGTTTCGTCTACGTTTTACACAAACTACATTACAGCAATTCCGTTCTTTGATGATGATTTCTTTGGTCCTCATGCTTCTTGTGAAGCTGAATGGGATAGAACACCTGCAGGAACTGTGCCTACTGTAATAACGACAATCAATGGCGCAGGTGACGAAAAGATTGTTGCAACATTTACATTCCTTAGCAAAAGTAATCTTTTGAATACTGCTGGTTGGCGTGAAAAGGAAATTGTCAAGAATGCAAAATACTTTCACATCGAAAAAGCTGATGGTGCAGATATGATTTATTTCTACACCGAAAGTGATGGCGATACGTCAGAGGGTATTTTTGACACTAAGAGATCTATTTGGAGGGGTTAAACGATGACTGATGTTCAGAAAAAGATGTGGGATGCACTGGTTAAAATGTCTGGTGAGGACGTTGCAAGATTATTTGTAAATTGGTGTGGAGAACAAATTCTGGATGATGATTTCTATAAAAATATGATTGATGAGGGAGTGATTGAAAATGAAGAATGATTTTTACTGGAACAGGAACTATATGACTATTGCAAAAAGTATTAACGAAAAGCACCGTACAAAAATTATAATACATAAAAATTGGCAGTGGTATTTAGCTGAATTTGATTCATTGGAACAACTGCATTTCTTTGAAAACGTAGTTGGATTCAGAACTTGCTATCTTGGAATGGAAAATGGAATCGCAAGATTTTCTTTGAGTCATGAGTTTGAAGAAGAAAAATATTTCTGGAAATTGTCTGAACTTCCGGCTGGTGTAAAACCGATTAAAGCATTATGTAATGGTAGTATTGTTACTTGCTATTTTTTGAATGATGGGAAAATTATTCATTGGTATCGTCCGAATCCTAATGCAAGGAATGTTTATAAACCAATGACGTTGCAACAGCATATTAGGCATCATGAAGTGTTTGGCTCATATTGAAGAACAGGAAAATCAGGAGGTTGAAATTTTTTGATTATCGATTCAATTCTTGACCGTAAGGACGGCAGACACTACAGTGCACATGATTTCTATATCGAGGTCAGAAAATATGAGCGTCTGGGTGTTGGGACTCACGGCGATGATATCTCTATCGCCATGGATTATGGTGACAACAGAGATGTGCAGCGTGTTTTGTGTCAGTATATCCAGCGCAATGGATACCCGACAGACATTGAGGATTACGTAAAAAGTCAAATCTGGGTAGCGTGAACAGCAGATGCTAGGTGATTAGCGGTACTAGGGCAGACATAACCGCTACCAATGCAAAAGCATAAAAATATAAAAAGGAGTGTTAGGTATGAAATATTTGAGTGCAAAAAAGTTTTCAAGGGACGCACATCCATCAATCCATTACACCGGCAGCGTCCGAGGTATGAAAAAGCTTGGATTATGGGGAAAACATGATAAATGTGTTCGTTGTGGTAATTATATTTATAATTTATCTATCTGGATTGGTGGATACGATTTTTGGCATTAAAAGGAGCGATTGATATGGAAACAATGTACGACCGCATTAAGCGAATGGATAAACATGAACTTGCTGAGTTTATCTATATTGTTTATCAAGTTGGTGTTAAAGATGGTGAACAGAATCTTTGTGATTCTCCTATGGGATTTTTTGGTTGCGGTTACTTCCTTAATGATAATACAAAAGTATGGATGCCGAATGATAAGCCCGAAGATCTTTATGATGCTTGGAATGTCTAAATATTAAAAGGAGTGTTAAGTATGAAGGTTGTTGAGTTGATGTGTTTGTTTGATAACTGGAATAAATTTCTTATTATCAGCGATGATAATTTGAATCATATCCTTGATGGTAAAAAGGTTTTCGAGGTCTACGATAAAATGGAAAAATACAAGGATATTCTTAACAAAGAGGTTGCTTCCTTTGGTTTTTATGATAATGATTTTTGTATCAGAGTGAAATAGAATCATGCTTTTATCGGAGGAGAAATATTATGAAAGTTATCGAGTTTATTAACCGTTTGAACCTGATCGGCTACGACGAGAACACGGAGTTGGTTTTTGGTGTCTATGATGATACGGAGTTTCGTGATTGGCACGAATTGGGAAATCCTGTTTGTTACCGTGGCCTCGATATTATTGACAACAGTGGACCGAAAGATATCATTGCTGTCGATATGGATATGTAATAAAACAGATATTTTATAACGATTGATAGAGGTTTTATTTATGAAGGTTTATAAGAGCAAGGAATCGAAGAATACCGCTTATATTAGTGAAATTATGATGCATCCTTATTACGGTGCTCCAGCGGAACGTGGATACCAGTTGGCTATCTATGATTCTTATGGATTCAATTACCATGTATCGTGTCACGAAACACAAAACGATGCCCTTTGGTATCTTCAGAATCGTTGTGGTGGTGGGTACGAATACGATAAGGAGATTTGAGTATGACCAACAAAGATATGAAAGTGATTCTCACAGCACTTAGTTCCTACCGCAGAAAACTGATTGACCAGTCTGTTGAATTTCTTAGAGCTGGCAATCACGAGGATGCAAAGCAGTCAACGATGGAAGCGGCCAACGTGAATGCGTTGGTAATTAAGTTTACAAGAGAAAAGGAGCTTGCAATATGAATAGCGAAAATAAAATTGTTGTGACCAGCTGGAATGGTAAGTCTTGGGAGATGACACCTGAACAGATTGAAGCAGCATATCGCTATAAGGAACGTCAATATCGCATTGATGATGCTTATAATCAGCTCGAACTTAATGCAGACTGGATTGAAGAAAAATATGGCTATTCATACAATGAAATTATCGAGTTTTCGGAAGAGTTAGCTGAACGATTTCAGAATGATTTCGATTGCAATGAATCAGAAAATGACGCATGGATTAACCGTATCACAGAAATGTTTGACGGCCTTGGAAGAAAGGAGAGCAACGATGACTGATCCTTGCCGTTACTGTGTGGCACCGGAGCGTCATCCTGGTTGCCACGACCATTGTGAGAAACTGAAAGCCCATCGTGAAAGTGACGAGTACAAGAAGCTATGTGAGTATAAGAATACATACCTAAAAAGTCACTCAACAGTAAGCTCTTCTCAAATCAATAAAGCGATGCGGTATTTCAAATACAAAGGTTATAGCCTTTACGGATTCAAGAATGTTGGGAGTGTGTAAAATGAACGGCTATTACGTTACTATTGAAACAAGCGTTACTTACACAACGTTTGTTGAAGCAGACAACAAAGATGATGCTTATGAAATTGCGAAAGATAGATTTGTTGCCGGTGAAATCGAACCAGATAATCCAAACCCAACGGATATTGATTGTGTTACGGTAAAAGACGCAGAGGAGTGATAAAAATGAGAGAATTTGAAGGTTTTGTTTTTCCTAACGGAAGAATTGTAGCAATTCCTGAAGAGGAATATATGGCAGCTATCGAAGCAGGAAAAGAAATTCTTGTGTTTTGTGGTGGATGGGCTGGTGGATACGCTAGAGCGTTTGGTGCAAACAAGGAACAGGATATCTATGAGCCTGATAAAACTTGTTATATGGTTTATTCGTATGATGTCATGGATAAGATCTTTACGCCAGAAGATATGAAGCGGTTCGCTAAAGTGATTGTCACAGATGGTATCCGTGTGTATATGAAAACAGGTGAGTCGGCCAGTGATTATTATTCTGGAACCTTCTGTGACTGTGATACGAAAGACAGGCTCGAAGAACATTACCCTGACACTTGTAGCAACGATATTGAACAATACGATTTCAGTGATTGTCAGACAGTTGATTTTGATATGACGGTTCGTATGCTGGGTGCCGATGATAAAGATTACGAAGGTATGGTAAAGATGCTCAAGGAGATTTTGAGGTGATAAAATGTGGGTTTTAGCTAAATGCCAATATTCAGATGATAACAAGATTGGATATGCTGTGTTTTACGATATTGATAAGCTTGGGTGTGTAACACTTATGTTCAAAATATATGAAGATACAAATTCTATTGAGTTCTTTTATTGCCTATTAGAAGTGAGCACTCGGCTAGAAAAGAAAACGTGTGAGAATATCTTAAAAGCCTATTTGAAAGAGAAAGGGATTTTTGTAGAGGATTAACCATGTGGGATTTAGTTGAAAATGAATATTCTAAAAAATATGGAATTGGGTGCGCAACCTTTTTTCGTGACAAACAATTAAAAACAGCGATGGTTATGTATAAATATAATGGCCGTAGCGTTATGTTTTGCTATTCCGAGTACGATAATAAGATTCTATCTGACGGTGATAAAGACGAAATTGAGATGACAATCAAAATGAAACTCAACTTTTGGAAGGATTAACTATGTGGGATTTAATTAAAGATGAATACTCTGAAGAATATAAAATCGGAAGAGCAAAGTTCAAGAACAAACAAACAGGTCATTACTTCACAATCATGTATATGGTATTTAATTTTTATATTTCTTTTTATTATCCAGAGTATTCTTTCTTTTTTGTTCTTCCTACCGCAAGAGATAAAGAAGAAATGAAAGAAATTATTATTTTAAGACATTCTAAAACTTTGGAGGATTAACTATGTGGGATCTGAGAGAAGTTCACGCTTGTTTTGATGGCGAAGGCTGGGTTTGGAATGAATCTTTTCATCACAAGAATGTGTTAGTAGGTGAAAATGAAAATCCGAAAGAAATCTTCTGGCAAGAATGTCAGATGTTCTTCCTTCAGGATTATCTGAGCAAGTGTGAGATTGTGGATGACGGCGACATTCTGGAACTTCAGCTGAAAGATTCTGGCGAACCGGTTCTCGCTATGATTTTGGCAGAGTAAGAGTAAAGGAGAATGAACTATGAAAATCGAATCTAAGTATGAAGATATTCTGGAATCTCTTGAATGGGGGATTGTTGGAGAAGATTTAAAAACGATTGATATCGAAAGTTGGTCTCCGGCTGGTGAGAATATTATTCTCACATTAAACACAAATGACATTCCCGGCAGCGCGATGAGCGAATATGAGAATTTCGATGTCGATGAGCACGCAGCTGAACTAATTGCAAATCGTGGTGAGAATGGTATCCCAGATTCTGTTTGGGTAATTGCTGAAGACGCATATAAGATTCGAGATATGCTTAAAGAATTGGCATACGCACTTTTGTCTGCTGAGTAAAGGAGAATGAACTATGACACGGTTTTATCTTAACGCAGGCGCTCTTGGCCGCTGGATGCACCAGAATAAAGCGCAATACACTGGTGCTTATGTTGAAGGTGTTTTGGTTGATAGTTTTGTCGTTGAAACAAAGCGTGGAATTGCGGCTATCTATGAACACTACCTGAATGAGTGGACAAGCAACTATTATGTTGAGTTTACCGATTATAAGAATGGTGAGGTCGATAAGATTTGGTCTGATTGGTACGCCTTTGAAGAAAAGGCTAGTGCATAAGAGGTGAGTGGATATGGATATTAAATATTACGAATTAGATTTCGATGATAATTATGGAATGTTAATTAAGGGAGTACGGAAGCCTTCAATTAAAGAAGCTAATGACTTTGTAAAGCATGATCTTCATGGAAGCAATGTTGTTGGTGTTTTTTCAATTGAGGAAACAGAAGCAAGAGCTTTTTATGATTTTACAAACGAAAACAAATGGCCGATTTTTGGTTTATAAAAGGGAGATTTTAGATATGAAAAAATATATTTTGATCGCCGTTAACGAACGGAAAATTTTCGAACCTGATTATTTTGAAACTTTTGATGAGGCCCAAGCAGAGATGAGAAAACGTGTTGAACAAATCGTGAGTCAATCTGGCGGAGAAACGGAAGTTGATTTTGAAATCAACAATGACAGTGCCTATGTGACAGACGCTCATTTTGAATTTGGCGATGGAAATTGGGATTTTGCAATCTGCGATGTAGTTGATACGAAAGACACTGAAAATATTAAAGACGCCGTGTTTACTTCTGTTTGGGATGGTGGTTTTGAAATCACCACAACTTGCAAAGTGAATATGGAGTCGCATGAGATTTTTGATATTAAAATGTCGGAATCAAATACAGATGTAGTGGAGCAGCTTGACAAAGAATATGTCACTGTTGATGGAATCGATTATCGCGCAGTGACAGCAGAATACGCCAATTTATATCCAGAAGAAATGGACGAAGAAACCTTTTGGTACGAATAAGGAGAATAAATATGACTGTTTTATATTGTTATGATAATGAAATCATAAAGTGGACTTACGGCGATAACTTATATTGCTTGCATATCCAGCACGATGATGAAGCAGATAATAATCCTCGTTGGTGGGATGACCATGATTCTGTAATGGCCTGTTTTCATTCTCGTTATCGTCTTGGTGATAAGATTGATGCGAGTACGGCAGAAGAGTTTTGGAATAATCTTGTTTACGAGTATTGCTCCGATGAAGAAGTTTTAGATGCACTTTTTAACATGAAATTGGAAGATACCTGTGCCATTGTTGATGAAAATTATAGTGACGAAAAACGATACGCCATCTGTGGTATCGGAACTCTTTTTGATGAAAAAGTTTCTGTAAATCCAATGTATGTTGGTCTGAAGTATAACGAAATTGTTATTTATGTCCATGGTGAATTGTCTATTCGTGATTGTCAGATTCTTCTTGATAAGCATATTGCATGGCTTCCTCTTTGGCTGCATGACCATTCTGGCTTGTCTATGGATTGTGATACCCGGTTCAGAGGTTCGTGGGACGATAGCAATGTTGGTTGGATTGTAACCGCTATTACGGATGGTTCGGATAATACCAAAAATGAAGCAGAACGAATCATGCGTGATGAGGTGAAAACTTATAGCGATTATCTTTCAGGTGAGAACTACGGCTATATGCTTTATCGAGAAGAACACGGAGAATGGAAGGAGATTGATAAAGCATTCGGATTTATCGGTTCCGATGTGTTTGAAAATGGTATCGTATACAGTGTTGGTTGTGGCCTTGAAACAGCATTAAAGGAAGATTTGTGCCGTATCGGTGATGCAGAGAAGGTTGTGACCGTCACTTATAACTTTGATAAATGTTGAATTTTAGGAGGAAGATATCATGGATGACAATATGATGGAACGTCAGATTGCTGATTATATGGTGAAACATGGTACTGAAAATACGAATTATGGCACATGGGTGTTTGAGGTCGATGAACTGGCGAAACAGTTCAATATTACAGAGAAATGGATTCAGGAACATGAAGACGGTATTATGTCTGAGCTGTATCTCAGAGAAGAAGTAGCTGACGTTGAACGTGAATTAAGCGGCAATGATATGACTATCACACTTTTTGATGTGGATTTCTACACCAACTATTGCCCTAACTATATTGAAGACGAACAGGAAAAGGATGATTACGTAAATCAGTATTGGTTTGCTGAAACTCGTTGGTGTATCGATGATGTTATTGATGCAGCGAAGAAAAAAGGAACTGTATTGACTCCGCAACAGGCCGAACAGTGGTGGAAAAAGAATGAAAATTGGTTTAGAAATGCTCTTGTCGAATATGGCAATGAAGTGCTAGAAAATGTAAATTTTGACGAGGTATAAAACATGAAAATGAATATTGATATTGATATTGAACGTGTTGGAAATGGTTTATTTAATGTTTATATCAGTGAAAATGGAAATTCTGGTGCTGAATACAAAAACGTAGATTGTGATCAGATTGGCGAGTACGTAGCAGATTTGATTGATTGTTTGGAAGAAAATTATGAGGTTTAAAGTATGAGTTACAACGGTGGGCCTTGTTGGTTATGCATTGAGAAATCTTGTAAGAACTGTCCATGTGCTGTTGCAGAAGCATATGAAAATACATATTTAGATGCACAGTGGATGCAGAAGTTAAGTTGGAATAAAGATGATTGCAACAAATTCGTTGAACGTCTTTGGAAAGAGAACACAGATATCGCATGGACTGAAAATGAACGTGGAGAACTAGTTCTTAATCAGAATTGGAGAGGCTTTCCTGCTGGCAGTTTCACACAGGATGATTGGTTCCGTTGGGTAGATGAGTTCCATAGTAAAGGCGTTTGCTGGGTTTACGAGAATGTGAGCGTGTAAAAGGAGAGTTTTATTATGAAATATCAAAAAGCAAAAGAGCTTTTGAGAATGGATATCTCTCAAATGACTCTTGAGGAATTACAAAAGTACAAGATAAAATTACTCGATGCTTGGCGTGAAAGTCGAGCTGAATACGGATATCGGCAAGCTGTAGAAAATGGATATTATAAAGTTATTTCGTCAGAGTCCGCAGATGGTTTTAGTCCAAAAGATTTATGGCTAACAGCAAATCTTCAAAACCGTTACGATGAAGCAAGTGGAAAAGAAAATAAATTGCTAGAATTGGAGGGTTAATGTATTACCATCTTGAATATTCCGTCAGACACTTTATGTATGGCGATACATACAGAGGGCATGAAATATATCCAACAAAAGAACTACGTGATGCGGAACTTAACTGGATGAAAACGTGTTACAGCAAGCCGACAGAACTTGTCTATGCAACGTATGAAACCGAAACGCTTGGTGAAGATAAGATAATAATATAAAGGAGAATGAATATGAGTAATTTGAAATATAGCTGGAAATACGGGAAAACGAACATCAAAAATATTACGATGTTTATATTGGAAAAGATTATCTTTGTGTCTGGCAAAACAAATGGGAACCTGATATTTGGATGGGAATGTCCCGTGATAAAATGATTCATAACAAAACAAAGAATAATAAATATCGTCGCAAAGAAAAACTTCCTTTGAATACACATTGGAGCGAACTGCGATGTGACACTATTCTTTGTAGTATTGATCCTGTTTATATGATGAGAAAAGTTGAGTATTGTTATCGTCATAATATTGATGAGATTTCAGAATAAGGAGAATGAATATGACGGCACGTGAGATTGCAGAAGATTTTATCAGTACAATGAATCCGTCAAGGTGGGCTGGTGTTGGTCAGAAACCTGATAACTTCGATACCAGAATTAAAACATACACCATTGATGGTTTTTATGAATATGAGCTTGATGTTTCATATGATGAAGATGAGCTTGGTTACGTTGTTATGCTTGAAATAAGATGGGCAGACGATGGAGAGCTAATTTACGTTCTTAACACTCAAAGGGTTAATTCTGAAGATGCAATCGAATACTCAATCAATTCTCTTATTGATAATCTTTAATAAAATCGAGGTTTTAGAAAATGGAACGAACTATGAATGACAAACTCATGGAAGCAGCACAGGTTCTTATTGAAAATGGAATGAGTGCAGATAATGCGTATGTTGCTTTACAGGCGCAGTGTTATATCCTTTTGGACATTGAAATCGACGATTATCTCACAGATGAAGATTATGAAGAACTCGAAGAATACGAGCTACAATTGAATAAAAAGGGAATGTGACTATGATTACGGTTGTTTATGACGATACGATGTGTAATGGTACTTACCGTGTAGAATATAAAACAATGGAAGATGCGGTAGAGTCTGTCAATAATGATTTTGAGAGACTGATGAAAGAACTGCGATATGAAGGTTATGAACCTGAATGGATTCGTGACTGCCACCATATGTTAGAGGTTTATGTTCCGAATACGTCTATTAACGCATGGTGGGATTTTGAGTAAGGAGAATTAAAAATGGATACTAACGAAATCGAAATGTTTGAGCAAAAGATGATCGACAGTGCATTTATTGATGCTGTTGATTATGATCCGAAGGTGGCTGCACGAGCTGTAGGAGCACGCAAGATGAAAATGAAGGGCGTATGCTCTTTTAATGAGTATATTAGCTATTTGCAGACCATTACCGGTAACGCAAAGTTGTTCTGGAAGTATCAGTTTTGAGGTGAATGATATGTATATGCTTTTAGATGTTTATATGCAGAATCTTGCTATTCCTAATATCATTGGGAAGCGAATGTTTGATACTTACGAAGAAGCAAAAAACGAAGCTATAAATCAAGCTGAAGCAGAATTTCAAAACTACTATCAAAAAATGTATACAGGGACTGGATATGAACCTGAAATTACAGAGATGAATGATAGCGTATATATTTCTGCACTTAAAGAGAGTGAATGGTGGACTATTGTTGAAGTTTGATAAAACAGTTCTTTTAAGGAGATAGTAATATGAATGAAAAGAGATTTGCAATCGATACACCCATCGGAAGGATTGTCGCAGAGGGTTTTGCAGAGCCATATCCTGAAATTGTAATTTACCTTAAAAGAAATGATGGCGAAACAATCAGCCTGTCCAGTATCAATTACGAAAGTAGTGGTGATATTGAAAATTATCTTTGGATGGATGTGCTCAGTGACGAGTACACAGATTATAAGAGCTGGCCGTCTGAAGATTTGACTGCAGATTTTTCCTAATGAATGAAAAGGAGTAAAACAAAATGGCTACTAATAATCCTATGACCGTAATAACCTCTAAGCCCTTCGGTGCACTGAATGTGGACGTGTACCAGAATGATAAACACCAGTATTACATGACCCGTGAACAGATTGGCGCGGCACTTGAGTATGGAAATCCGCAAATCTCAATTGGTACAATTCACAAGCGAAACGCAGACCGCCTTGACCCGCTTTCAACCTTAATCAATTTGATTAAAGTTGAAGGAAATAGAACGGTAGAACGTGAAGTCGTATGTTACAGTTTGCGTGGCGTTATGGAAATCTGTCGTCTGTCTCGTCAGCCGAAGGCAGATGCGTTCATGGATTTTTGCTGGGACATTATGGAGTCTCTGATGCGTGGTGATTCTGTTCTGGCAACTCCTCAGATGGATGCTGCATTGAGTAAGGAGTTTATTGACGTTAGACTTCACGCTCTGTTTGATAGTGTGAAGAACCTTCAGAGTGAACTTGATTCCACTCGCAAGGAGCTCGGTGACCAGATTGAGGAAGCTCGCGCCACTAGCAACGAAGCACTGAATGTGATTAGTAGTGTATCTCAGTGTGTTCATCAGATTAAGGACAAGCAGATGGATAACGCGATTCGTGCTAAAAGCTACACTCCTCGCAATGTGTTTCAGGATGAAATGAGTGATTGGCGTAAAGATTTGTATAGCAAGATTGGTGTGATTGCAAATACTAAAGGTTACACAAATAAGGAAACACTTCACAAGATCTATGAATATCTGAATCGTAACTATGGTTTCGTTTTGGAAGATGCTCGTGCAAAGTATATTAAGAGAACGAATCGTAGTGGGAAAATCTCTACGATTGATATTATCGAAGAGGATTCTACTTGGAAATCCGTCATGGGTGCTGTTGTCGCAGACATGTACGCGGTGTCTATTGAGCGTCTGCATCAGAATCAAAACGAACTTTGTCCGGTTTTGAAGGGTATTGAAGCAGCTCCAGAAGTGAATGTAAACGACGATCCTGTAGTTGAAGTTGAAGTTAAAGAAGTTGTGGATGAGAAGCCTAAGAAACAGAGTGAAACTGCGAAAATTCTTTTTCCTATTATGATGTCTTTGGCGGAAAAGCTTGGTGATAAGCCGCAATATAAGCACACTTATACTCTGATCTATGAGCGTATTGGTTATAAGAAGATGAATAGTTTGTTTATCGCTTACGAGAAGGCTCATGGTAAAGCACCAAATCCGAAGACGAAGGTGTTTATCGAAAACGAAAAGAACCTCGCACTGTTTAAAAAGACTGTAAAGCAGTTGATGAAAGAACAGGAGAATAAGTAAATGTACGTAATATCAAATGGTCATAACTATATTATGAAACGGAAGGGAGGTCGAATCTGCGCCACCTGTGATATCAATCTGGCATTGCAGTTCGAATCTAAGGGTCTGGCAATCTGTGAAATCAATAAGCTTCCCGCCGGGTATAAAAACGGACACTATGCACCGAAGTCTATGGATGAAATCGAAGCTGCAAGTAAGAGTCCGAATATAACGGCTCCGGCTGCAAAGCCGAATACATATGCATTTCACATGGAAGATTCTGAATGGCTGACCGAGTTGAAGAAAAATCTTGAGATTACAGACAAAACAATGGGCAGTCTCAATGATTTATACACCAAAGTCTACGGCGATTTAACTGCGGCCAGCGATGAGATTGCTGATATTGAACACGCTATTGAATTCAAGACTGTGAATGCAGCACAAGGTTATCAGCTTATGGCAGAACTTAAAAGAGCTCGCCGGAAGCGTAGAGAAGCTAAGGATGCAAAGCTTTTGCTTGAAATTGTTATGAACACAAAAACCAGAGAGTGGGGAGATGGCAAGCTGGAAACTGCTATTGAGCAGCTTGGCGCTCGTCAGTTCACTCCGAAAGTTCGTAACGATCTGTTTGAAAAGAATTGAGGTACATAAAAATGACGATTCATATTTTACACGAATGTATCGACTCTAGCGATTTTTACGCGGAAGGTAATATTATTACCATTAACAAAGATAAAGAGAAGTTGTCCGAAAAGATGTTCTTGCTTTATAAGGATTGCCGGGATTCGGAAGGAAATAGTGTGAACCAAGACGAAACGTGGTGTGATTCATGTGAGGCGTCCGTTGTTAGTGAGAGCTCTGGAAATTACTATCGACATCATTGGAAAATTGACAAGTTTGAGGTGTGAATTATGATGGTATATGGAAACATAACGTGTAATCGCTGTGGCATTACATGGTATGGCCCTAAATGTGGAAAGCTCTATTGTGATGAATGTCGTAAGATAATAAGAAATGAGGCATCCATTCGATGCAAGAATAAAAAGAAACATAAACCAACATTTATTGAGATTGTGAGAATGGCAGATGCTGAAGGATTATCTTACGGTAAGTATTGCTTGAAGTATGGAATTTGAGGTGAATGTGATGAGTGCGCTTGAAAACGAAAAGAAAATCGAAAATACTGTTGCTCTTGATTTTTCTGACTATGATTCTTCTAACAAAGAAAAACGTCAGAAAGTAGTTAAAAAGAATTATAACCTGACTCGTATGGAAGCAAACCATGGGTCAGTTCAGCCAATTAAAGACAAAGAGGATATCAAACGTATTTCAGAATATTTCTGGATTAAACGTCAGTACCGCAACTGGTGCTTGTTTAATGTAGGATGTTGCACAGGATTCAGAGCAAGTGATTTGCTTCGTTTGAAGGTTTCTGATGTAGCAGCTACAGATATGAATGGAAAGGTTGTGGTGAATTTCAACGCAAAACTTCGCGTTAAAGAAAAGAAAACAAAGAAGTACCGCATTCTTAAAGTTCCAGCTCCGGCACTGAAATGTATTCAAACTTACATCAATGTTGACGGGTTATCTTATGATGATTGGCTTTTCCCGTCTCGGCAAGGTAGTTGGAAAAGCTCTATGAGAACAAACGGTGGAACAAGTGTAAGCAAGTCTGATGTGTTCCGTAAGTACGATGCAAATCCAAAAGAGACGGGAGATCCGCTTGATGTGGATTCTTTTGGTAGGATTATGCGTCAAGTTGGTAAGGAATTAAATCTTCCTGTCCAGCTTGGTTCTCATAGTTGTCGTAAAACCTTTGGATATCAGTTTATTGCATCTCATCCAAATGATGTAAAGGCTTTGGCTTGGTTGCAGCATAGTTTAAATCATAGCAGTCAGGCAATTACGCTTCGCTACATCGGTCTGGATGAAGAAGTAGATGATGAATACTACTCTGGGATTGATTATGGCGTGGACTGCCATGAAAACTCTTGAGGTGTGTTATGGCTGATACTTATATTAAAATCTGGGATACTTATGAGAGCTACTTCGAACCTCTTAGTGCTGCTGAGGTGGGGCGTCTGGTACTGGCGATGATGAAATACAAATCGTCTGGAACGGAGCCTGAACTCAACGGAAATGAGCGGTATGTGTGGCCTGCTGTGAAGAGAGATTTGGATAAAGATGCCGAATACATCGAAGGTAAGAGGATTTCTGGTAAAGCTGGTGGTTCATCAAGCAAGCGTAAGCAAAACGAAGCAAACGCAAGCAAAGCCAAGCTAGAAAAAGAAAAAGAGAAAGAAAAAGATAAGATATCGTCTTCGTCTTGTGATGAGACGACAACGACGAAACCTATCGAGGATATTTTCCGAGAGAATATCGGGAAACTCGGTGCCACAGGGCAAAAAGCTTTAGCAGAGTATGTTGAGCGCATGGGTGATGAACTTGTGCTTGCTGTGATTGGAAAATGTTCTGATCTCGGTGGTAGCACATGGGCTTATGTGCGAAAAGCACTAGACGAAGCTGAATCACTTGGTTGTAAGACTGTTGATGATTATCGCCGGATATGTCCAATAGGGAGTGGTCGCAATCTTAGAGTGAGTAGGGATACTCAATGTGGAACCGATTGGCTAAAAAATGCAACTTTGAATAAAAGTATTCGCAGAATGAAAATGATAAAAGAGTGATTTTAGGAGGTTTAAATTATGGGACTGCTTTTAGGTCTTGGTTTGCTTGGTGCAGCGTTTGGTATTGACGCAGTAAAGCAAGCACCGTTTGATAGAGCGTATCGCCGTCTCGAAAACGAATGGGGCACTTGTACATCAGAGGAGAATAAGCGCTGTAACGCTCTTGAATACGCAGTCAAGAATGGTTTGTGTTTCGAGGATGAGAAGAAACCGGTTATTACATGGCAGAAGCTGAGAGATCTTCAGTGGAAGTATCAGCTGGCCGGTATCTCTTGGCCGAGAGAATCTGCGATTCGAGATGTGTGCCGTCTGGCGGCTCGTGACCGTGGATTTGAGTACAAAGGGTATCTGCGAAACACGTTGACGTTTGGTTATATCACCGATCCGAAAAATATTTGCAAGCTTGGCATCGTAGATTGAGGAGATTTGAAAATGAATGACACTCGTAGAAAAGCTATTAAGCAGACTATTGATCGTTTTGATTCCATCCGTAAGAAACTGGATGAGCTTGTTGCGGAGGTCGAAAGTGTAAAGTCCGATGTTGAGGATATCCAGTGGGAAGAAGAAGAGTATCGTGACAATATGCCGGAGAATCTGCAAGGGAGTGAGCGGTATGATAAAGCAGATGAAGCTTGCACAAACCTGTCTGATGCTGTGGATGCTCTGGATGATATGATTGGGGCTCTGGATTTTGACTTTGGCGACGTGACCACCTCTCTGGAGGAAGCGATGGAATGATTAACACAACAAACCCATTGAGGAGAAACGCATGGGCTGTGTTCTTGTACAGAGGCAAACAAGTTTATTCGTATCTTTTGCGTAATAGCAATCTTGGGGATAAGGAACGTATGGTAGAACTGCTGGCACGAAGGTACATGACAGAGCCTGAGAATATTGTTGTAGATATTGAATTTAGAGATTGAGGTGATAAAGAATGACCGCGTTTATGATGTTTACTTTCAATGTGGCACTGATAATAGCAGTGAATAGTAATCCGTTTGCGTTTTGATTGAGAGGTGTAGATATGAGTATGCTGCAAGAAGAATATAATTTGACGGATGAAGAACTTAAACAGTTGCTTTATGATATTCGACATCCGAGTATGGAAGCTGCTATACGTCGTGAAAAGATGTACAAAACATATTTATCGAATGTAGATATTGAATATGATGGTGAATCAGAAGTGGTTGATTTTAAAGATTTAGATATTTGACTTGAGGTGCAAATATGAATATTCTGAGTTTTAATGGAAATGAAAATCCAAAAGGGAGAGATGGTGATGTCGTTGTCAAGTTAAGTTATCAGGAACTGTTTAAGTTAAATAATATTTTGTATCACGCTCAAAAAGGCGGTGAGATAAAGGACGTAGTGGACTTTAATATTCGAAGGAATTTTTACATGGCGCTTAATTTGGTTCAACATGGTAGTCTGGATTCTATTTCGCTAAAAATTATGTTAAAACTTTACGAAAACAATAAAACCTAAATTCTTTGGAGGGAAAACGAAATGATTATTACTATGTATCGAAGAAAATGGAAATTCTCGGTGATGAGCGCAGAAGACGCAGAAGACTTTATCCGACAGCCACATTTTGAACGGATTCGGTTTATCTCGATCACTGAAGCTAATGGCTATCATATTGATTTTCATAAGTGTGAGGGCAATATTACTTTTCTACCGCTGAAGTTTGATGATTGTACTACTGATTTAGAAGGCACCTGTATCACTGATATTCAGGCTAATGATATCGTGAATTTTGTTCTGAATAACCATGAGGAAGATAAGACGGATTGGTTCTGTGTGAATTGTAGTGCTGGCGTATCAAGATCCGCAGCCGTGTGCGCTGCTGTTATGAGAATCCTATGCAACGATGATATGCCAGTATTTACAAACAGCTACTTCTGCCCGAATATGACTGTGTACAGAGAGGTGTTGAATGCTTGGATTAACCGTCTGTCTGATGAAAATGAAAGTGTCTCGACTGAGATATGGAATACTGTAAATAAAGATATGGTAGAGGAGTAAATCATGAAATATACAAAGCGTGAAATCATTAGCGCATATCGAATTCTCACGAAGAATATTCAACAGAATGATCTCGGCTGGCGTGGGAAAATGATTTTAAGTGATGTACTTGATGACTATCTCAGCCGTATTGATGGTGAAAAAGTTGTCGTTGATCCGAAGTGTGGAAGTTTTCGTTGTCCAAAATGCAATACTGTAATTACAAGTGAGTATGACCATTATTGTAGAGATTGTGGTCAAAAGTTGGATTGGAGAGAAGTAAGATGAAGATTGATTTAACTCTTAATGAAGCACGAGTAATCCAAGACGCACTTGATGCGACAAGCCTGTGCCGATCTGGATGCTATATGGGTTATAAGAGCGGAGACAAAGATTTGTGTTTTAGGCTTGATAAAGATGGTGACTGGCATTGCAAGCTAATGCGAGAAATTGATTCTATCAATGGCAAGCTTGAGGATGTAATAAATAAAGGCCGATAAAATCCGAGTTCTTGTGGATATTTAACAAAAGGATGTGTGGACCGATGATATAACTATTGATGACGTAGGATTATTAGTAAAATTTTGGTAATTTTGATAATTGTGTTGAATAATCTCTTTGTGCGGTGTATGCTTGAGACAACATCAATACAAGATGGTCAAGCCAAAAGAATGTGAGGTTAATATAATGTGGATTATGATAACTTTACTTATGGTATTGAATGCTGTGTACGCATTTGGTCTGTTAGGAGCGCTTTCCGATGCCGATGATCAGAGTGAGCGGCTGGTAATGGAACAGGGAAGGGATGGCCGAAATGGATAATTTGAAACCATGTCCGTTCTGTGGTGGAGAAGTTGCCATTGACGAAACAGGGACTGATACAAAGAAGTGGATGTTTATTTCGAGAGCGCACGGAGAAAACAAATGCACTTGCCGTGTTTTTATGGAAAGTGGGGAGTATTGGTTTGATTGCTCCGAAAAGGATAAAGAAAGAATTAAAGCCGACCTTATTGAAGCATGGAATAAACGAATTTATAAAAGTTAAGATTTAGGAGGATATATGGATTTCATAAGCATTGATGAGATTCGTGTTGGTGACGAAGTTGGCGTAGTTCGGCCATTACCGAATGGATGCCATGGGCATTTCCCTCCTGTGTTTTATATTGTAAGGAGAATTACGCCCAAGAAAACGAAAGTAGAGATGGACAATGGGCAGACATTCTTGGTGAAGAACGTTAAATTTTGTCGTTCTGATAGAAGCTGAGATTTAAGGGGAGATACATTATGAAAAAGTTTGTTGCTCTTTTTGAAGGTTGGAATGATAAGCACGACCATGAGTGTATGTGCTATGTTGTTGATGTAGATGATGACTTTGAAAGTATTTTGAGTGTTGAAGAACAGGCAGAGAGAATGGCTCGAAATGAATATCCCAATCTGAAAAATTTTGAGACGCTTTACATCAAAGAACTATTTAACAGATAAGAACTAAGATTTAGGAGGTGTTAGTATGGAAAGAAATTGGATTATGACTTGCACTAAGTTCAAAATGGTACGCGAACTTCTTGCAAAGAATGAAAAGACTATCGATATGTGCAAGCAGATTCTTACTGCGCTGCAGGCGTGTGATGACGAAATTGTTGCCAGATTTTCAGATTGGGAGTGGAGAGAAGACTTTGCTGAGCTTTCGTCTGAGTTGCATGATGAAATTTACTGGATGGATGCAGAGGAATCGTATGCAGCTTGCGAAGAGATTGTGAATAACCGGCTGAAAGAAATGTACAATTTATGTGACGATGCGAGTGTCTGGCTTGCGATTTGATAAAACCAATATTTTTGAAAGGAAGTGATTTTTATTAACTCTAATTTGTCAATAAATCGTGAGCAAAGTATTGCCATTGTGTGTATTGTGTGCTTGCTGGCAGGGAATCTGGTATCGAAGATCAGCCCGATGGCTCAGAATCGTGGCGATTCATACATTTATAATAGTAGTCCTCCGGCAGTGAGTGTTGTACAACAAGAGGAAAAGGAACCAGAAGTCATTGTAGAGACTGTTATTGAGACGCGGATTGTGAACTTCAGTCAGGGGAAGCACGAACTCACTGATGATGAGCGTGCTCTTGCGGAACAGATTGTTGCTTGTGAAGCAGGTGCTGATAGCCTAGAAGGTCAGATGGCTGTGGCTCAATGTCTTTATGATTCAGCTGTACTTGATGGTCTAACCATCCAGCAGGTCTTTAAGAAGTATGGTTATAGTTCCTTATATAATAGGAAGGTGACGGCAGAGAACGAACTGGCTGTGTCTATGGTGTTTGATTACGGCGCTAAGATTTCAAACAAACCTATTCAATGGTTTGTAACTCCGGCGGCAGCTCCAAGCAGTTGGCACGAGCGCGGAGCAACCTTTGCTGGACAATTTGGCGCACACAGGTTTTATTATGATGCGAAGCTAGTTGTGGATGATGCTGAGTAAATGGCATCATCTAAAATTTCGATAAATAATACAACAAAAAGATGTAGAATATATTGACGAAAACAAAAAGACGTGTATAATATATCTTAAAAGTTGTTTATGTGAGCGGAAGGCGGTATTTCGATGAGTGAGAAAAAGGTCTTGGGAGTTATACAGGTTGAGAACTTTTTGAAGTACATAAGAAAAAAGCGAGTGTGGGTCTGTTTTATTTGCAATGGTGTGGATGTTCACATGATCTGCAAAAAGATGGACGACATTGGCGTAGAGACGCATGGGATTGTCAAAGGCATTGGATTTTTTGGAAACGAAAGTCATGTTGAGTTGCGGCAAGAATGCTACGAAGTAAGGAGGGTTGAGCTTAGGCCGGGCGATAAAGAGAAAGCGTATGAGATGATCTTCGATGATACCAGCGTTTTCGTGTCGGAAAATCCTGAGCTGTACGGGCACTAAAAATATTTTAAAAAACCTCTTGACTTCTGTAAAGGTATCCTGTATAATATAGCTATGGAACGGAGCTACACTATTATAGAGGAGAAAGACTATGGATAACAATATTGACCCAAAGGTCGGAGAGGTTTGGTTGGTCGATTTGTCCAATGCGACAGGTCATCAGCAGCGCGGTATTCGACCGTTCGTTGTGACGAGTAACAATAAGCGCAACTTCTTTAGTCCTACAATCAAAGGGAATCCGTTGTCTTCCAGAATATACAAGCGTTCTCCGGTTCATGTCCTACTCTCAAAGGAAGACTGTGATTTCCTAGAGGTTGATAGTATCGTTCTCTGTGAAGAGACTGATACACTTAACAAAGGACAGTTCATTAAGAAACTTGGTGTCTTGTCGGAGCGTCAGATGAATATGATCGCAATGGCAAGATGCAAGGATGAACCGTTTTTGCTCGCAGCATTCCTGAGCGGCGTACAACATACTATGGAATTTCAGAATTTTGCCGCATTTGCTTGATTTTTTATAAGGTTTAATGGTACACTACATATAATAAGAAGGAGTGTGCCACTATGCTTACTGAAGAAAAGATCAAAGCTTTTGCTGAAAAGTATTCTGATAGAAGCGGTGAGTTTGTTATATCGACGCTTAACCATGTTATGGATTACGAGGCCGAGTGTGGGTATGAGTTGTTTGACTTCACAAAAGATGATTTTGTAAAGATGTTTGCTAAATACAATTGGGTGAACTCAAGTCGGTCGTTCAGAAATGTAAAGTCGATAATTACAGGATACATCAAAAGTGAGGATCGAGCGAGCATGTATGACTTAGCTGAATTCTCGGAGAGCGATGTGAGTTCAGACAATATGTACGAGGACAAGTATTTTGCGTCAGTTGATGAGTTTGTTGATTTCTTGGACAAGTACGAAGAGTCATATCAGATTCGTATGAACGTGATTGCTGCACTGTACTGGATTGGACTTACTTCTGAAGAGGTTTCTGATCTGACGATTAACGATGTTGACTTTGAATCATGTACTGTTTTGAATAAGACCAGTGTTGACGCGAGACTGATGAATATCATCAAGCAGTGTTATGAAATGAAACAATATGATGCCCCAAATATGGGAGGATACAGAACGTTTTATGTCATAAATGGTGATTACATTCTTCGCAAAACAGAGGATAGGACTGGTGCAGACAGTGATTCAAGAATGTCTACGAATACGATTCATAGTTATTTCACGCGCTTGAATGATATTCTCGAAAGAAGATATCATTCAAAGGCTTTAGACCGAAGACATCTGACCAGAAACGGCGAGTATGTCAAGGTTTATAACTACTGCAAAACTCATCCAGAATTTAATCTTGCAGAACTTAGTTTCGGAAATGGTAAAGATCCTCTTGCGGACATTATCGGAAGAAAGTGCAGCAAGGTTGCCTACATTAGTTTCCGGCAAGGATACAAGGGCTGGATCGAATACTTCCACAAAAATTAAAAACAGGGGCTTCGGCCCCTTGATTTTAACATTGTAACTATATAACACAGGATACTTATTAGAAAGGGAAATGTAGATGAGAACGCTTTTGCTGTTCCGTGGAGCACCAGGTTGTGGGAAGTCCACCTATATTAAAGAGCATAATCTTGAGCAGCACGTATTGAGTGCTGATACACTTCGCCTTATGTGCCAGAGCGTACAGGAAACACCTGCCGGGCAGATGGAGATTTCTCCGCAGAATGATGATGTTGTATGGGAGATGCTTTTCAAACTGCTTGAGGTGCGTATGAGTCATGGTGAGTTTACCGTGATTGATGCAACGAATTCCAAGACGGTCGAAATGAATCGTTATAAGAATCTTGCAAAACAGTATCGTTATCGGATGTATGTTATTGACATGACGGACCTTCCGATCGAGGAATGCAAACGAAGAAACGCTCGGAGAGAACGGCTGAAGCGAGTTCCTGAAGCGGTCATTGATAAGATGTACGCTCGGTTTGCTACTCAAAAAGTTCCTTCTGGCGTGACGGTTCTTCCTTCTACTACGGATGTGATGTCCGATTTGAACTACTATCCGAATGACTTCAACCAGTGGAAGAAGGTTCATGTCATCGGTGATATTCATGGCTGCTATACTTGTTTAAGTGAATACCTTGGTGAGATGAAGGACGACGAACTTTATATCTTCGTTGGTGATTATCTCGATCGTGGCATCGAAAACGTTGAAGTATTCAAGTTCTTGTGTGATGTTGTAAATAACAACCGCAAGAATGTGATCCTTTTGGAAGGGAATCATGAGCGTTGGCTGAACAAGTGGGGGCATGATGAACCGGTTCAGAGTGAAGAGTTTGCAAACTACACTCGTCCGCAGCTCTTTAAAGCCGGTATTGACAAGAACACTGCTCGTAAGATCTATTCCAGAGTCGGCCAGTGTGCCTACTTTGAGTATGATGGTAAGCGGTATTTTGTAAGTCATGGTGGCCTGAGCTATCTGCCTTATTTTCTTCCTTTTGTATCTGCTGATCAGATGATTAAAGGTGTAGGTCGCTATCCTGATATGCTAACCGTGGCTGAGTCTTGGGAAAAATCGATGCCGGATAGCTACATTCATATCTTCGGTCATCGGAATGTGCAGGATGTTCCTATTGATATGGGGCATCGGTGCTACAACCTCGAAGGAAAAATCGAGTTTGGCGGATATCTTCGTTGCGTGGAACTTGAACACGGTCAGTCAATCAAGTGTGTAGAAACCAAGAACGATGTGTTCCGAAAAGAGGAGCCAAAGACTGAAACTGCCGTTGAAATGAAAACTGAGTTCGATAACGCAGAACTTGTTAGTAAGATGCGTCAAAGCAAATATGTGTTTGAGAAGCGATTCGGAGATATTTCTTCTTTCAACTTCTCTCGTGAAGCATTTTATAAGAAGCACTGGGATGAGGTTTCTACCAAAGCAAGGGGGTTGTTTATTAACACAAAGACGAATAAGATTGTAGCTCGAAGCTATGATAAGTTCTTTGCGGTTGATGAGCGGAATGAAACGAGAATTGGAAACTTGCAGAACACTTTGAAGTTCCCAGTGACTGCATATCTAAAAGAGAATGGATTTCTTGGTATCATTTCGTATGATGCAGAACAGGATGGTCTGTTCATTGCAAGTAAATCCACTCCTGAAGGGCCTTTTGCAGATATGTTCCGAAAGATTCTCATGGATACGACTTCTGATGAAGACCGTAAGAATCTGAAAGAAGTTGCAAAAGAGAATGGTTCTATCATCTTCGAGGTGATTGATCCTGTGAATGATGCTCATATCATTGAATATAAGAAACCGCATATTGTTTTGCTGGATATTGTTGCGAATGATATGAACTTCAGTGTGATGGATTACGATGATCTGAAGCGTGTAGCTGAGAAGTGTCATCTGCAGATTAAGGAGAAGGTTAAGACCTTTGAGAACTGGAGTGAATTCTATCCTTGGTACGAGGAAGTCATGAACGAGAACTATCTGCATCATGGCTTTGAACATGTTGAAGGCTTTGTTTTGCGAGACAGCAACAATTTCATGTTTAAGATGAAGCTTCCGTATTATAAGCACTGGAAGTTCTTGCGTAGTGTCATGCAGAGCGTTCAAAAACGTGGCTATTATGAAAATACCGCAAAGTTGTTTACTGCCGAGGATAACCTGTTCTATGGTTGGATGCGTGAGCAACGAGAGAAATATCAAGAGTCTTTCTGCAAGAAGGGTATTATTCAGCTGCGGAATGAGTTCTATGCTAGTAAGCAGAAGAGTTGAATTAAAATAGACATTTTATCGTGATTTTCGTCAAAATAATTAACGAAGTATCGTGGTATTTCTTCCTCCGAAAATGCCCTGTGCGGGGCTGACAGCCGGGAAAGACCGGCGATATGGCCCTATGGCGGAATTAGGCATACGCAACAAGCTCAAACCTTGTAAAATTCTCAGTTCAAATCTGAGTAGGGCCACCAACCCATTTGCAGGTGGGTAAGTGCTAGAATATTGGCAAATCGGAAAGACGGTTGACTGCTGGACAGACAGCTTTGATATGCTACCGTGGTGGAATGGCAGACACCGGAGACTTAAAATCTCCTGTCGGCAACGACGTGCCCGTTCAAGTCGGGTCGGTAGCACTAATATCCGGGTGTAGCTCAGCTGGAAGAGCGCGTGCTTTGGGAGCATGAGGCCGCAGGATCATGACCTGTCACTCGGACCAGCCCGAAAGGGCATGTAGAATTTTTCATTCACATTATTCCCAGCTCTCTGGAAACAGAGCAGTGTGGCGCAGCAAGCTGGGTAGATTACGAGGATTAGCCAAGCGGATAAGGCAGTGGAATTTGACTCCACGACCGCAGGTTCGATTCCTGCATCCTCGATTTATATGCGGGTATGGTGTAACTGGCAGCCACGCGGATTTTAGGTGTCCGTGCCGAAAGGCGTGAGGGATCGTGCCCCTCTACCCGTACCACGGTCATAGAATGGTTGCGTACCGTTTGTTGATCTCCTTTGACCACTATTATTCTCAGCTCGCTCGTAAGAGTGCAGTAGTGCTTTGTAAGCTGAGTGATTGTGCAGTTATGGTGTAGTTGGTAAGCACGCTTGCTGATGAAGTAAGGGGATGAGTTCAAAACTCATTGACTGCAAAATATGAAATCAGTTGTTCTAGCTCGTTCGTGGATTGGCCGTACATTGGCGACCGGAAAGACGTCATACCGGTAAAGGACGTCAAGCCAGACAAGAAGAGAAATAAGGTGTAAGCCGACTAGCTATCGGATAAATACTCTTCGGTTCGCCAGAAAACTAGAATGTAAAACGAATGGTTGGCTGTTTCTGATTTCATTTATATGCGACTGTAGTTCAATTGGCAGAGCGTCAGATTTCCAATCTGAATGTTGCGGGATCGTCCCCCGTCAGTCGCTCCACACGCAGCCCCTTACGCTGCACCGGTTACTCAGAGCCGAAAGGAACCTATATGTTACGACATGGTT